GTTTCCCAGTCACGATCGGGATGGGAAAGCAAGGGTGGTATAGGAGGGTTCTTCAGGAAGATCACTGGCGGGGTTGATTCGATACTTGGAACTAACTTCTCTAAGTTATTGCCGCCAGAGCCGACAACTCAGGTTGCTACAAAAATTGTAACACCAGCCGTGGAAGTACAGCAAACCGTCAGCGATACAATGCTGACTGTAGCGGACAACATTGCAGAGTTGTTAGAGGATGATTCAACAAACGAGTTGCTATCCAGCATCGAAAGCGAACTATGTGATATCAAGCTCGCATTGGTAGATCCAGCAAATCTAGGTGCGTTCGCCGAAGATCAGATTGTAGAAGCTCAGATGTTTGCCAGCGAGAACATGATTCAAGTGTTGACCAACACTGGTATTGGTACAGAAGGTGTAGAGAACGTCCTTACTGAGGACATGATGGAAGATTGGATGGCTGACATGCAAGGCACTGTAGAAGATATCAGTGTCGATGTACTAAGTCCAGCCGAGCGAGTAGTAGAGAAACAACAGACAAGCCTGGATCAGATATCCAAGGTGATTGATAATGCTACGGGCATGTTCAAAGTCTCACAAGAGGTTGGCGATGTAGTCATGGATGAACTCGACATCCCATCCCAAGAAGTATGTGTGTATATGGAAGACGAAGGTGAAGGTGACTTCGCCGGGGATCTCAACGACGCACTTGGGGACGTGGATGTGAACGCTGAGTTCATGGGCGAGGACATGGACCCTGTTGTAGAGCTTCTATCTGACATCTTGATGGTGTTGATGGGAGTAGATTTGATGGATCAGATCCCTATGATGGGAGATCTATTTGCTCAGGCTCCTGAGTTCGGGGCACCGGACCCAGATGAGTTCTTCAGCATGATGTCCAAGAACACGTTCGGTATGGATGTTGGCGAGTTGAACGCCATGATGGATACACTACCGCAGGATCAGCAAGACGCTATCATGGGTGCTTTGGCCCCATTTGAGGTAGACAGAAAGAAAGTCGGCGTAGCCGGTGCCATGAACATGGGTGCCTTCGACCCAGGTGCAATTCAGGACGCCTTCATGGGTGTCGCCGACGTGCAGGAGAAGCAGATGTTGCTGGGTCTTGGCGATCAGGACAACATGTATAGGGAGTTCGGTACAGAGGCTCTAGAGCAGCAAATGGTTGCCCTGGACGAGGACGGGCCACTAGAGGTTATCATAGTTGGCAAGGGAGGCGAGAGACGAGAAGAGAGGAGTCCATTCGGGCTTGTCGGAAGTAGCATCGAGAAGGTGATGAGCAGCTTCACGGGAAATAGTCTAACAAGTCTCGTGAGTAGCGGCATAGATACCCTCAGCAACATATTCGGTAGCTCTGAAGAGAGAAGCAGCACATTCAGCGAAGCTAATAGCAACGGCATAGTGAGTGTGTTTGACAGGATGGCAAGCAGCTTCACAGGCTCAAACAACTCAGTTAGTTCGATGATGCAGAATCTCGGTTTGTTCTCAAGTTCTCAAATTGAGGATGCTAGAGAGAATGCCGACACGAACACTATATCGAGTATGTTCAGCAGCATCGCCGAATCAGTGCTGCCTGCACCATTGGCTCAAACCCTATCCTCCGCATTGGGCGCACAGGACACGGGAGAAAGACGCACTGGTAGCTCTATGTTGAATATGGGTCTGTTCGATCCAGGCAACATCGGCAACCTCTCGTCGTCTTACATTGAGTCCTTCATGAACTCATCTACGGCTAACTCTGACTCCACCAGCAATGTACTATCTCGCTTTTTCGGAAGGGGCGGCGATCTACAAAGTGCTTTTGATAGCATAACATCTGAGATATCTTCTAACTTTGGTACATCCAACGCCACAAGAAGTCTTTACCTCACAGAGGGAGAAGAATACGGTAGCAGCTTGGTAAGCAAGGTAATGAGCTTCTTCGATTCCAGAAGTGAGGAATCTAGTTCCTCGCAGAAGGGTGCCGCCAGCACAAGCAACGCCTTCAACTACAACGAAGATGGCAGCATAGGCAGTGGCATCATCAGTTCTCTATCAAGTGCATTTACCTCTATCTTCATGCCAAAGGGTCAGGCATCGACATCGATGTTCAGCCCGGAGACTACTGAAGAGTACGTTGCCCAGCAAGTATACGGTAGCAAGCCACAAGGCGCTACGAGCTTGATTCCTGGCATGGACGGCATTCTCCAGTACCTATCTGGCGACCACGATAAGAAGATGGAAGAGTTGGTAGAAGTAATGACGATCTTGAAGGACCACCTCATGAAGAACGGCCCGTCCGAGATCTTGATGGCCGACAATACCAAGGGTGTGCCATCTACTGATAGGTCCGGCATTAGGAATTGGGCTAAGGGCAGGATCAGCGGCCAGTGGACTAGCGATCAGGATAACGCATATCAGGATCAGCAGAACGCTGGTGGCGATGGTATGACATAACAGGAGATTAAATGCCAAAGGCAACATTACCTAATGGAGATCTACGCAAGCTAGAGAATGCATATGTTATCATTCCCAACTACGGTACGATTTATTTCTACAATCTACCGGAGTTGGGGGATAGTAAGAGTGCTTCTTACAATACAGACGGTATCATCGGTAGATCTTCACCAATTCACACGTATTCACACTCTGATACAAGACAGATATCGGTTCAGTTTCACTTCTTCGTATTGACAGAAGATGACATTGACTACAATCTAGACTCTTTAAGAGCAATTCAAAGCTGTGTGTATCCAAGACAGGGCGAGCAAGGTGCGCCATTCAAACCGCCAGTTGTGTGTCGTTTGAAGGTTGGTGAGCTTCTTGGTGATACCGACTTGTGTGTTGTTCTACAACAGTATTCAGTTAAGTTCCCAACCGAAGTGGCTTGGGACGAAGACACATATCTTCCTTATAAGTTTGATATTGATACAACTTGGTGGGTAGTTTACAACTCTAGCGCCTTGCCTTATCAAAGCAACATTATCCAATCAGGAAGGTAATATGACAATTCCAATTACTTACACAAACACCAGACCAGAGAGAATGGTTTCGGGGTTCAGTCGATACGTTAATCAGAATGTAATCTACTATGGAGAGAACAAGTTCATCACTTTTGACACATACATTCGTAAGCCATATAAGCCGACTGGCAAAGAAAAGATTATGGTCATTACGAAGGGTGTTGAATATAGGCCCGACTTAGTTTCATATGATGTATACGGTATTCCAGATGTTTGGTGGAGAATACTTCAGACAAATGGAATGAAAGACATATGGGAATTCAAAGCCGGCGTAACAATCAGAATACCAGAGATGATTTAAGGGGTATTATATGCCAGCAGCACCACCAGCACCGCAACCGAATCCACCATCAAATAGTGGAAACCTACAGAATGCATCTAATTGCGCATGCGAATACTTGACTAAACCGGGGGATTGCGAAGAACTCAAAACTCCACCTCCAGGCTATACTATGTCTGGATGGGTACGCATTACCTTCAAAGGTGGAGGGCAGATGATTACTGTAGGTAATGACTCTGCTCCCGGTTTGAAAAACCACTCCTGTATCAAGGACTTTGAGTTCGGCCACGCTAATGGTTGTGAGTGCCGTGTGACCATCCATGACGAGCAAGGTAGCAGCTTTGTTAGTTTTATGGACAACATTCTCAAGGATATGGACGATGCCAATGCCCAGAACGGCACAAATATGGAAGTCGAGTATGGCTGGGTAACAACGAATTGTGATACCGGAGCTACGATCAATGTTCGCAAATCACAGAAGTTTTACTTCATGATGCGTGACATTAACTGTAACTTTGCCGGCGGCAAGTTCATGTATCAGATTACTGGCACAGACATTACTGAAGTTGCTTGGGAAGGTAAAGTTGATAAGATATATGGTGGAGATGGTGATTTAGCTATTCACTTGACTGAAGCTCTAACGCAATTATTCACCGATGCTAGTGTTAAGCCTACTGTATCTAGTGTTAAGTTCCTAAAGAGAGGACGGTGTGATGCCGGACCTACGCCGGTTGAATTTCTTAGGGGAGATCCACAAAAGGGATTGAAAAGCAAGTGGGAAACAGGACAGAGAACCAAGTTGGACGCAGCTAAAGAATGGTTGAAGAATAACCCAACCAAGGATGGTAAGGCATTGAAACCAGCTTACAATAGTGAAATTGATGGTGGCGAACTAATCTTCTGGGAAGACACAAAACCTCAGTGTGGAGAAAACATTGATTGGGATTCCTATTCATTGGGAAGATATGTTGTAAATGGTGGGCAGTACAGTAGTGTTTTGGAGTTCAACCCTAAGATTAAGTGGAATTTTAGCACTATGACAAATACTGGCGGCGGTGTATCTAATGGTCAACCACTTGCTAACACATCTGATGGCGGTCACAACCCAGGTTTGCCTGATTGCCCAACATTACGTAGAAGTTCAATACCGACTGCTGGTTCTCAAACATCTGTGGCTCCTAGCCCAGCGTTAGTGGATTCTGTTGGAACTAGAGATGCTGCTCGACTTTCGCAAGATGACCAAGCCAGACAGATGCGTGCTTTCTCGATCTTCTACCAACCAATTGAAGCGGAGTTAGTTGTTCTAGGCGACGAGAAGATAGTTAAACCTTCTTTGTGCTTGTTTAGAAACATACATATCGTTTTCATCAACCCATACTTCATCTTTGAAGCTGAGCCTGAAGAAGATCCTGAAACTGGAGATATGGTTGATCAGAGCGATGATTGTGGGGATTGGTTAGCTAGACCGACTTGTAATCCTGTTCTTAGCAATAAAGCATGGCTTGTAAGAAACATCACTCACAGAATACAAGACGGTAAGTTTACAACGAGTTTCAGTGTTTACTTGGCGGCCCCCGGTGTTGAGTTGGATGACGGTACAGCACTAGGCGGTGGCGGATCTTGCGGTTGGACCCCAGGATCGGGAGCGATGGGAGCATAATATGAGTAAGAAAACCGGAAAGATATCTTTGTCAAGTTATATCCAAACATTGAACCAAAAGGTTCAAGCTTTGGAACATATGATCAGCGAGATGGGTCTTGATGTTAGGGCGTCTAAGAAAAACAGATTCCCAAGAAAGACACAACCCGTAGCTTTGAATAATTTGACTAGAGGATTATGTATTGAAACAATCGACCCTCTGAAAGAGGGCCGAGTGCGATTCTATCATCCTTTGATTCACCACCCACAAACGCCCGTCAAGGCTCTGCCTTTTGCTAAACCTATATCTTCTATGGGGGGTTTTGATGATTGTGGTCTTTTCTGGGTTCCACCAGCAGGGTCCACTCTATGTCTACTTTTTGAAAGTGGCAACAGAGATCAACCATTTTATATTGGCACTACTTGGCATCGTTATCGTGGTCCTGGCGGTAATAAGTTCGGATTTCCAATTCCAGAATACACCGCTGTCTCCAGTGGGCATAGGACTGGATATTTGTTGGGGGATGATGATGAATCACAAGTTCTCCCACAATGGAACACAGAGAATTACAATAGCAAAGATTTTGACTCTACAGCGGAATTCATTAAAGATATAAATGATCAGAAGAGAGCAACATATCCAAACATTTATGGCTTCAAGACCCCAGAGAAGCACATGGTCAAGATGGTGGATGGTAACGCTAAGTGTAATAGAAGATGGAAGAGAATGGAGTTCCTTTCCGGTTGTGGTAACTGGATGATCTTCAAGGACGATCACATGCACTATGGCGGTCAATGGGCACACCCTAGTTGTCCACCTGATCCTAGCGGGTCTGATCTAGCATTATGTTCTACGCATGCTGGTGCATTGCCATACTTTACGGACTTCCACGGCAAGCCGATTGAGCGACAGAGTAACTGTACGGACCCGATTCTGGGTGGACATCCAAGTACGCCAGACCTTCTACAGAATGGCAAGACGAAGTACGTGAAGTCACAGAAGGGATCTAACCCATACTTCAAGCACAAGAACGAGTGCCGACCTTATCGAGGGCCGGGAACGCCACAGAATAACAAGTGCGACCTACCACAGTCGGGCGTGCAGATCTTGTCCATTGGTGGACATTCTCTAGTATTCGATGATTCGGTAGAGGAGCCACGGGGCAAGCCAGAATGGGAGAGATCCCTACAGCCATTCGATTTCGGCTGCAATGACAAGTGCGTTGGTAGGGTTTACATCAAGAGCATGACCGGCCATAAGTTTGAGATGAGTGATGTTGAAGAACAAACCAAACTTCGTGGCAAACAGAACTACATTGAATTGAGGAGTGCTGCCGGTAATTGGTTCCAGATGAACGATCATACTGAGGGAACCAAGGACACGCCATGTCCGCCGAACTATGCCGGACAGCAGAGAGGTATTCACATGATGAGTACCTCCAGACACGAGATCAACCTATGCGACTGGATGAACAAGCAGTGTAGCCCACCGAGAACAGAGGGTGGCACACCGGACAACAACGCAACAGAGGCGTATGTTCAGGTTAAGTCTGGCTATGGTATGGAGATGCGATTCCAAGACGAGAAGTCTCAGAGGGAGACACAGAGTCAGTGGATTCAGATTACGAACCCTCAATGTGCCAACCCGGAGACGGATACGAAGTGCAACAAGAGGGGCGCTCACTTCATGCGGTTCCAGGCAAGGCCGAACGGACAGCCGGGCGTTATCTTCTTGAGGGCTGGAGGACACGCTATTCGTGCTACCTATGACAAGGACATTGTGTTAGTTGGAGATAAGGAAAACAACCCATCGGATAAGTTCACGTATGTATCGCAGATGAATGTGCATGCTACTGAAAAGATAGATTTCCGTTACGCTGGCGACCTACATATCATGTTTGCCGAAGAGAAGATCCTATTGCTGGCCGGTAGAGATTGCCCACCGAAACCACCTAAGAAATGTTGCGGCCCTTGCGTCTATCCTGTGATTGTCGGCAAGTGCCCTGTTACATGTTGGTACACTGGTATTGCTCACTTCTCAATTGACTCGATGAGTGAACGTGTCTTCGCATCTGCCAAGAACGAGAACGATCCAACGTGCCACGGTATCTGTCCTCCTGGCGGCTTACCTAAGCCATGTAAAGAGACGGAAGAGAACATCCAGATCGACACGGGTGCTGGTATTGTGACGATCCAGGGCGAGAGTAATGGAGCGTCGGGTACGGATTCGGCAAACGATAGCGTGAACGATACGGGTCAGCTATCGGCTGGTACATCGGCGGCTGGATAAGGAGTAGGTAATGCCAAGTAAGAAACGATTTATAGGATGTCAGTACCCTTGGATCAAGACTCCAAGGGGTATCCTGGCACAGAAGAAGGATGTCGAGCAAATCAAGGCAGATCTTCTACAACTATTGCTGACGAACCCTGGTGAGCGAGTTATGCTGCCAGAGTTCGGCACTCCGTTGAGGAAGCTGATCTTTGAGCCTAATGATCCAATCCTAGAACTTGAGGCCCGTAACGTGATAGTGAAATCTATTGCTCGTTGGGAACCAAGAGTAGAGATTCAGAATGTAGTCGTCTCATCTATAGTAAGAGAGGACTTCTTAGATCGGTATGATGATGGCTCGGAGGCCGATCATGTATTGAGTATCACCATTAGTTTCTTCGATCCTTTAGACATTAGTGAGATCCAAGAACTGAAATTAGTAGTCCCAATTGGAGGAGGACAATGACAAACAACTGCCCATTTGACGTAAATCCATATGATCAATCGAAGCTGATTAAGAACCCTAATCTAATCAACATCAACTATACAAATCAGGACTTCTGGTCAATGAAGGCTCGTTTGGTAGACTTCATCAAACAGAAGTTTGGCGATGACTTCAATGACTTCGTTGAGTCCAGTATTGCCATTATGTTGATCGAGAATTGGGCGTTCATCGCAGATACTTTGTCTTTCAAGATTGACCAAATAGCCAATGAGATCTTCATAGATACCGTATCTGAGGTAGACAATGCCTTCCGGCTTGCTATCCTTGTAGGGTTCCGGCCCACGCCGCCGATCTCATCTCGCTCGCTGTGGTCCGCAACAATCAATAACCTATTGGATACTGATTTAACTATCCCGACTCCGGTTCCTGTAGATATCAGCACTGAAGCCGGTCCAAGGACTATCGAGTTGTTTGCTGCCGACTCCACGAACAACCCCGTCTTCGGCGATGACATCGTTGTCACTTCTGGTAACTTCATCAACACCAATATCATTGGGTTGGAAGGTCTTACTAGAACCCAGAGCGAGACGGCGGACGGCTCCATCAACCAGTTCTACCAACTGAGCTTCGGGCCAGTTGTATGGAACTCTGTTAGAGTATCCGTAGATGGCGTCCAGTGGACCCAGGTAGATTACTTCACTGACTCCCAGCCACGCAAAGAGTTCCGTGTGGAGTATGATCCTAACTACAGTGGTTATATCATATTCGGCAACAACAGGGCTGGCATGATACCTTCTAACGGGTCACAAATCGAGATGACGTACCGCACGGGCGGTGGTGTGGCCGGAAACATCGTAACCGGCTCTGTAGAACTACAGAGGAATTTCACGGTTCCAGGGTTCGATTTTAGAACACCTGTGACGTTCCGAAACTATACTAAGGGTGAATTCGGCTATGACGGAGATTCCATTGAGGACATCAAGAAGAAGCTGCCACAGTATCTAAGAACACAGAACCGGGCCGTTACCGGAGGCGACTATCAAACTATTGCCAACCAGTTCCAAACGCCTTACAATGGAAGTATAGGCAAGGCCACGGCTGTCTTGAGAAACTACGGTTGTGCGGCGAACATTGTGGACATATACATCCTGGCAAAGGACGGCGAACAAGGACTACAAGAAGCATCGAATGATCTGAAGGTGGCTTTGCAGGAAGAGTTCGATATAAAGAAGATGCTGACGGATTACATCTGTATCAAGGATGGAGTAATCATTGAAGTGGATGTTGTCGTGGATGCGGTACTGGATAAGTTCTACAAGAAGTTTGAAGACGAATTCAGAGAGAGAATCAACAGAAAGGTCGGCTTGTTCTTCTCATTGAACAATTGGGATTACGGGCAGCCGCTCAAAGCTGTAGACCTTATCAAAGAGATCTCTGACATTAAGGAGATACGAACAATTGAGGTGAGTCTGATTACGGAAGACGAGGGGAACTCAGGCGACCTAGTGACTGCCAAGTTCTACCAGATAGTACGTCCTCAGACATTCGAAATCAATTTCGTTTACGAGTAATATGGCTGACAAGAGAATAACAGAAAACCCCAGAATCACAGATACCATAGTATTTGATATCGAGACGCCCGATGCGGACGGCTGCTTCACAGCCAATCCATACAAGGTCGATAATCTCACCATTTACTATGTCGAGCGTGATTTCCTGGGTACTAATTGGGGTGAATACGAGAAGGTCAAGTATCGTGACGACCTTCTTTCTTTAAGTGTAGCGGCTGACAAGAAAGCCTGTGAAGATCCTACGCTTACCAATGTCACCAACGCACAGCAGATCCACAATGAGCTAGAATCAACTGCACAACGTAATACTTTCTACTTCAAAGATGCACTTGTAGTACATAAGGTTGGTACGTCTACCGAACCAGCATGGTTGTCCTCCGACACGGATAACGCACACATCACCTTGGTCCCAGAAGACGAAGATGGCAACCCGCAGTATGGTCATTTCACCTATCGCTGGAACCCGGAAGGACGTATCCGTGAAGGTGACTTCTTCATCTGCTGGACATGGACTCCGCTGCCCGCTGGCGAATCCCTGTCGGCCCATACGCCATTCAGCATCTCTGGCGACCCAAGGGCCGTCATCACCATTCCTACACACCTAACAGCAAATCAGAAGTATGAGACGTTGTTGGAACGCTATCTCCCTGAGATGTACAAGCAGTACATCAGTGATGCCGATTTGACCCCTGAGATGACGGATAAGCTCAATCAGGCGATTGCTATGGGCTTCACCACGCTGGAAGATCTGGCTAACCAGTTGATTGACTTGTTCGATGCTAACGCCATCCATGAGTCCTTGCTGGTGTATCTATCCAATCTGTTTAATCTACGTCTGAAGTCTTCGGACCCGACGTTGTGGAGAAGGCAGATCAAGGAAGCTATCCCCCTTTTCAAGAAGAAGGGGACTTTAGGCGGGCTAAAAGAGGCGTTCGCTCAGGCGGGCATGAAGTTGAACAAACTGACAAGGTTATGGCAAGTCGTATCGCCTTATACATGGCAGGAGTCCTTCAAGGTAACGGACAGCCCATCGTTTACCCTGGCTAAGACCATATTAGAACCAATCAACGTACTGAACTTCGGTTTGTGGTTGCGTAGAGAAGGTGAAGATGAGTATGTGGAGGTAAGCTCCGATAACGTAATTTTTGAGGATACAACGTGTGAGCTTTCCACACGGATGACCTGGGTGGGCGATGAGAAGTCCGTGAATGGTGTGTCCCTCTATGAAGGTGACATCATCAGGGTACTGTATCAATACGCTCCATTGCCGGCAGGGAAGCAGGCTGTAGAGAACTACATACGACAACTGACTTTAGCGGATACTCGTGACGAGGCGGATCAGAACTATCCATTGAAGAACTGGAACGTGCGCCTGATAGAGGAGGACGATCCTTTGTTCGATCTGATCGTGTCTAACCGTCATCCATTCTATGATCCATTGGTGTTCGGTCAGGTGAGAACGGAGTTCCCGTTTTCAGAGAACATCTATAACATGGAAGAATACAATGGAAGCACGAGAGATTCGAATGATCCATGTTATATTGACAAGAACTTCCTAGATCCATGCGGAGCATGTATTAGCAGCAAGTTCAATATCGACGTAGGTGTTGAGAACCTGACGGATGATCGTATTGCGGAGATCCGAGATATTCTGCAAGAGTACACGCCGTTTCACGCCGTACCGCACACGATCAACTTCGAAGGTGAAATCAACGAGTATGTTCTGTCTCCGGTAGAGGAGATAGAGTTCCTCATCAGCTTCAACAAGTCAGAGGTGGTGCTATCCGGTGATGCGAACCCGTTCTTCACTCGTATCATCGAAGACGGTCTTACTATATCACAGGTTACGAGGGATCAGCTTGCAACGCAGATCGAAGTGGTGGCTACTCAGACGGGTACGCTCTACAGCGATTTCGTGGGCTTGGTGGCTCCTGAGTCTAACTTCTTGGATATCGGTTTGATTTTGGATAGTCATGTCTTGGAGGTTCTGTCTCCTTCGCCGAATACGGGCAGTTATACATTGGCATCCATTACGGCGAACCATGCGGTACTGGATTCATCTGTTGTCGAGCCGCTGAATCAGAGTATGTTTACTTTCAAGTTATCGAACATCAACTACTCAACGTCGGTGGCGATTATTACGCAAGATGACGTTTTCAAGCTAGGAGATAGCAATGTTAGTTTTGCGAACCTTGGTGTAAAGACACTGTGGGATATAGATAACACGCCGAATTACACTGGAGATACATGGCGTATTCTTATCCCGGCATACTCAGCCACTCCATATGATATCTTGAACATCGATCCAACTGGTAAGCTATTACTGGATGATCCAGATAGAACCTTGCCTACAAGCAACACAAATGGTATTACTTACACATTACTGAATGATACAAGTGTGGAAATCGAGACAAGCATGTCTGGGGCGTTGGTTGTTGAAAGGCGGGGCCGTGTAGACTTGAACGATGGCGACATTGAGGATATCAATGAGTTCGTACATCATGGTGACTACTTGCTGTATAACAGCGTTGAGTATGTTGTATCAGGGTTCTCTGACGGCGAGTTCTACATCAGCGATTATGCTCTTGGTGATGCTACTGGCGTGAACGTGTCAGTGAAGCGAAGGCTGTTGAATCAGGCTATCGGATACTTCTGCTATAGTGGTTTGAAGTTGGAGACATCTGTTGACTACGAGGCTGATCTAGAGATAACGAATGGGACGAATCCGCCGACTACAGAACTAACTGAGAACAATCGATTGAAAGAGAACTTCTTGGTTCAAATCAACAACAGAGACTATTATAAGATCCAAGAGATCGACGGAACCACGATCACATTGGCTGGAGTTCCGTATGACGCTATGACGCTGGGTGCGGGCGGCGAGTTGGTGAGTTTCAAGATAGCAAGGTTTGTAAAGGACACAGTTGAAGTTCAATTCATGGTGTTCGATCAACTAGACAGGCGAGGGAAAGATCCAGTTGTAAGAGAGATCTATTCGACTGTCACAGAGGATGTGGCTGTGTTTGCCTTGTCAATGCCTCAAGGGTCTAACTTTGCGGACAATGCGGTACAGAATGAGGAAGTAAGTTTCTCTATTGAACATAAGGATGGCAGCACATCAACAGGAGTATTATGAAAGTTGAAGATTTTTCCACAGAGCTTCTAACAAAAGGTGATGTCGATCTCATCATCGATTACAAAAATGGTAAGCAAGAAACAAAGTACGTCCGTAACACTATATTACGTGCAGGGCGTCGAGCGCTTGCCAAAGCTCTAGCTAACCAGATCGGTGCAGAATTTGATTTCTACATCACTCGTATGTTATTCGGCGATGGGGGCACCAGCGATGGAGTCAAGAAGTATGTCAACGCTGACCGCAATGGTCTGTTCGGCGTGACGAGGCTCTCCAAGCCTGTTATGGCTACCATTGACCCGACGATCCCTACCCAGGCTATATTCACATCTGTCATCACCTTTGATGAGGGCGTGGGTGTAGTTCTAAGTGAGATGGCTTTACAGATGGCAACGGGCGATCTGTATAGCATGACTACCTTCCCTGATCTAACGAAGACAGAGGAAATGCAGATCACGTTTAACTGGAGGTTGAACTTTGTCTAAGGGTTGTAACGATTTAGAGTGGCGCTGTTACGAAGATGTTCTTGAGGACATGGAGACAGCCTGCGAAACCACATTTAGAGAATGGAGATACATGTCTGATATTGAAAAGGTCGAAGTAAAAGTGACGTATGATACGGCCACAGAAGATCAGAAGGATCTTGTTAATTTCCGTGCGGTTACAATGAGGAAGTGGGAGAAGACGAGGCTCCTAGATCGTGTGCCGGAAGAGTTCAAGCAAACGCTAGCGAACGCCTTGGAGCAGCAGCGGTTGTACAACGAGGAGATGTGGGATAGTCCTGGCATTGCGGCGTTCAAGAGAACCTCGATTCCAATCGTTGTAAGGGTTTTGGAGAAGCTGAACAAGGTAGGGTGGGCCAAGATCAAGGTGACATCTGAAGTCACTGGTAAGTTCGGTCGGTTCCATGAGATTGATTCTTCGTTGAAGTGGGACATGTATGATGAGGAGAACCGCCCACAGTGGGAGAATCATGTATCGAAGTTAGACTATGAGGCAGAGTATGTAGCTGATTTCTCTAACAAGCTAGCTGAATCGATTCTAAGTCATTGTGAGATCAATGATTATAAGGAATTCAATTTCCGTGCTTTTGGTGTGTACCAAGGCATGTATGTTGTGTATGGAGACTTCAAGAAGTAAGAAAGGAATTGTATGGTATTGTCACAAGTGTCGGTAGGTTTTGAGAAGTTGAACGAGGCTCTAGGTTTACCGCCGGATACGAAGGTGGTGGGCGTTAAGGAGAACGAGTGGGGCAACGTTGCGGTGTTCAAGATTGTAGGTCCGAGAGAGCCGGTGAACATCTCTCTACAGCCAACAGACCCACTGAGCAAGTTGGGTGAGGCATATGTAGAAGGTGCGGTTGGGACGCCTTTGAAAGGCGAGACAAGGGGTGCAAATCCTGAACCTAGACTTCTAGATACTGATACACAAGATTAGTATAGGGAAGGTCTATGCCACGTATTGAACTGATTGATGTACCTCTTTTTGGACCGAATGATCCATATCATTTTGAGTTCGACAACCTACCGCTGAAGAATCTGCTAAGAAGGCAGAACCTCATCAACCTCGCTCTGGACAATCTTATATCCCAGACGGCTGATGCTATCGGCACACAAGGTACGATGGCGAATAGGTTGAATCAATCGGTCAACCCAGATGGTAGTTTGAAGGTTGCTGCCATTGATGAAACATTACATAGCATCGAGGCGCACACGGATACGGATGACTATGTAAGGATGCAGAAGTCTGAGTCTGATAAGTTGGCTTTGATAGCTGACGGGGCTACGGACGTAGTTATCGAAGTTCAGCTAGACGATGCTGGCGACGATGTGGTAACATTTGATTCTGGTGCGCTGCGGCTTGTTCCCACCTCTACTGTAACGTTTAGCGTGACGGCACCGAACAAGTTGAAGATCAACTTGGGATTCCCTGTCGAGGCCGCACACAGGCACTACTACGATCAGGCACCAGTTCATGCTGAGTTGGCAAATCCTGATTACATCAACTATAAGGTAAATTCGATAGCCACTCCATATGTTGAGGACTCTTTACGAGTGTTCATCAATGGGGTACGGCTATCGTCTTCGGACAGCATCTATGTACCGGGCGCTCTAGTGAACGACCCGTGGACATTGTTGCGGTTCACGCCGGACCCGGAGAATGGAACATTCGCCCTGTCAGCGGCGATCTCCGAAGAAGACATCATACGAGTAGATTATGACACAACCTTTGCATAAGAAGCGTGAGTGCAATATAGATAGTTTTGGATTTGTTATCTTGTGTCCTGAGCGAAACATAGGTGGTTTGAGAAACACAGTATCATCCATCAAGATTGCATTTCCCGGTTCTTCATACATCTGCGTTGTTGGCGATGACGCCAGCAAGACAGAGTTGTTAGAGATGAAGAACATCTGTGAGACGTGCCAGGGAACTGATACGATAACCTCTTTAATGAACGAGGGGATAAAGAAGTCGAAGTCTGACTGGAACGTGATCGTGTTTGCGGGGAGTTGGATCAGGCACAACATTTACCGAAAATTCGACTTGTTTGTTAGGAGCGAAAAAGATATACTCTTTCCTGTTGTAGATGGTAAGACAAATTTCTACGATGGTTCCATGAACGGGATCATCCTCCACAAGAAGACTTTCGAAGAAGTCGGCGATTTCAGCACTTCTCCAATGCAGAAGAGTGGTCAAAACGATCTTGAACTCATCAAACTCTTCTGGTCTTTCAACGCAATAGAAAAGGGCTGTAGTTTCAAAGCAATCGTTGGCATGAGGGTATGTTAATGGAGTAGAATGCAGACAGCCTACATTCAAGTGTTAGACAATAGTGGCAATCCTGTCACGGAGTTGTTCTACGCTGAAGACATAGACATAAGTGATCGCAACCAGAGAAGCAGCTACCTATCATTCAAAGTCTTGGAACCGGATGATGCCCTCATTCTGGCATTGTATCCAAGAGAAGAGATAATAGATCAGCGGCCATTTCCTATAAGGAAGTTGGTCGTGAAGGACAGACCGGACTCGATAAGCTACACAATCCTCAAGCACGCCGTACTAACTGCCATCGACTTATCCAATATGGATATGACAACCCCTGAAGGCACCGAAGAGTTAAACTGTAGATGGGTATTCTGCGAAAGATCAATTGTACTTGAAAATGAAGAGATTAGAGTTGAACCAGCGCCGCCGTATGCGGACAGAATGCATGAATGGCACGATGAATACATGCCTTGGAGAGAGGAAGAAAGAAGGCCGAGGGAAGCCATTAGACGTGCTGCTCCCTCTCGGCCCGGACGTGAAGACAAGGTAATCTGGCTTACAGACGGCTTCTGAAGTGCGTGCTAAATCAAGCCGTAGATGTAAGCCCAGCGTCGATTATCCTTGTGTTCGCCTCGATCTACCTCTCTCAGGTATGTATATAGATCACTCCAACTTCCGAAGATGTGTTTGTGATCTATGATACCGAAGTACCACTTTCCGGCCTTCTTCTTCCCTTGAGGACAGACCAATAATGTCGGTTTCTTCATAAGATCGCTGAAAACGATCTCATGGACGGTCCCAACCGTGGGGACTCTTTGCGGCACGCAAGCTACGATGAAATCAGACCTATCCACGATAGACAAGTCTTTCTGTACGAAGTTCTTGGCAATGCGAACCACCTCTAGGTAGTTCTCACAATCCAAGGCGTCTTGTAGAGGCTCAGCCATCTTCTGCTTATCGTCAGCGTTGGGGTCTTTTACATCAACCCCGAACTCCTCACGCATCACCTTGAGAGGCTCAGTCCTCCAATCAACCTGTACATCGTACTCGATTGGGCCTGCTAAGTAGCTTCTTGTGCCTTTAAGGTAGCCCATTTCGAACCCTCCTTACTCTATTAAGTTATCTCACAAAGGAGCATATATGTCAAGCGAACTCTTACAGAAAGTGGATGGTATCTTGGAGGCAACAGAGATCCCAGAACGCCATACCTTCTTTCAGATAAAAAACTTCATCATCGGTAAAGAATATACAGTACAAGGCCAGTTATGGCAAGTTGTTAGAGAACTGAAAGCCCGGCGGGAATCAATCGATGCCCTAGAACTGCAAATTGCTGATGGAGAAGACAACATCCAGTTGATAGATATCAAGATAGAAGAACTGAACTATGACCTAGAAATCCACAGCGACGGGAAGGCATTGCTCAGGATTAGAAGAAGAGAAATTGAGATTAGGAAGCTAGAGCGTGAAAAGAAGGCTCTGCAACACAATATCGAATCTCTCAAACATAAAGTCAGATATCTACTTGAAGAAGTCTTGTACCTTGCTGGAGCCTATGAAACGCTGTCCAAGGTCGAACCAATCAAGTCCCTAGATGATGTCGGCGCACAGAAACAGTATTGGAATGAGAAACTCGCTACCCATCTTAATCTCAAGTTACTTCTCAAGAACCCACTAGATGCAGATTTCGTCAATACAATTCTTGCACTCGATGATGATGCACCAGTCAAACAACACATGCTTGGTATGCTGGATAGGGTTCAGAAGATGATGATTGAAGAAAGGGATCGCCAGCGAGCAGCATTAGCCGTTCACCAAAGCGGACGCATAGGAGAAAAATGACAGATCGTATTTCCTCTTTAGACGATGGATACCAAACAGGGGACTTGTCCATCTTCCCAGAAGCCTTAGATGACCATAACCTACTATATGTGGCGTCGAACAACTCTAAGACTAGACTCGTTCAGACACTTACATACAACAATAGCAAAGTCATCATTGTTGAAGACACCACCGGGTTTCCCGATTCAGGTATCATCCGAGTTGGACCTGATATCGGGAAACCCGGTGATCATGAACTCATCGTCTATGAGAAGAAAACAACCAACACGTTTCAAATGCTGCGGCGTGGTTTTGGTGGCTCCAAACAGAACTTCTGGCGTCCACAAGGTATCTATGTATCCAACTCCGTTAATGCGGACTACCATAACGCCGTCAAAGACGCCATTGTCAACATAGAACATGACCTGGGCATCAAGGTAGATCCAGACCCAGAGTCCCTCAATGGTATCCTAAAGACCCAAGAAACACGCTTTCTTGCACCAAAACCCCTGTTCCGTGCCTACCCTCCCAAGGGACCGCCGCCACATCAGGTTAGGTTCCAGAACTTCACAACGGGCCATATCATTCGATTCTTCTGGGACTTCGGTGATGGTGGCACGTCTCTGGAGAAAAGCCCGGTCCATACCTACCTTACAGAAGGTAGCTACACAGTCAAGTTGAATGTAATCACCTCGACTGGCGCTCAAGGTATTGCCACTAAGACTGCCTACATAACAGTAGACAAAGATGAATCGGTTCCATTCTTCTATGTCGAATCCATCAGTCAACCATACTCCGTTAAGACGGCATCCGAACTCTCTGCTGCGAATAACCCTACACAGCCCAAAGAGTTCATGTTCGTTGACCAGACTGATGGTGATATCGTTCAAAGGAACTGGATCTTTGGAGATGGTACACAGTATACCCAGAACGATCCAAACAACCATGTGATGAGCCATATTTACTCTAAGCCCGGCGAGTACATAGTGACTCTTCTTATCATCTTCAGCAATAGCAGATTGAAGAAGGTAGAGCTTCCTGAACCATTGGTGGTACTATAATGACTATCCCGACAATTACTTATCCTGATGCCTTCGATAGCGATGATAACCTATTTCTCGTACACGATGCGCTTAGGCTACGTCTTGCAGAAGATTACAATCCGGGCGATACAAAGATCACCATACAAGGCGATCTACTCATTCTTGATAGATGGCCCCAGAAAGGCATCCTCACTCTCACCGAACAATGTAGTGATATCGAGGAAAGAGCGATTTCCTTCTTCTATGATGGAGTTGATACCACAACAGGAGTCATCAGCGGCCTGGAGATCCTGCCGAATTTCCCTGATGTCCTCAAGCCCAAAAGAATCACCAATGTCACCATCAATGTCACCGCCCCATGCCATAACAACCTTAAAGATGCTTTGATAGCTATTGAGGAGTTTATCGGAGTAAAGGGTACAATCGATGATCAGCCATTCGGACCAACTCTAGAAGGACGTATCAACTTCCTGAGACGTGTGGCGTTGGTCCCTAGAGCGTGGTTCAGTTCCGACAAGAGAACAGGCGTCGTGCCACTAGAAGTCGAGTTCAGAGATCTGAGCTTCCGCCTTGGCACGGACGGAACAGCCGGCCCCGTAATCATCACATGGGACTTCGGTGATAACACAACCTCTGTTGTATCACTCATCAGTACCATCAGTGCTACCAGCGAGGTGCCAGAGGATGCTGAGAACGTATTCGTGTATGACGTAGATGGTGGCACAATCAAGAAGACATATCTTCACCCAGGCATCTATGATGTAACCATGACAGTGAAGAATGACTTTGGTAGTGATACCGTAACCTTCCCAGCCTTCATCAAAGCTAGACTACAAGCCCCACAAGAGGCTGTTGTCAAGTTCAACGAAGGTACGGGTCAGAAGGTGACTCCGGGCACGCCTGCTGGTGGCCCGTATGAAGTGACGCCGAAGGTGCGATCACCAATCAATACTCTGATCTCTTTTGAGATCTTAGAGGGAGAGAACGCATCTACTCCAGGCTACAGCTATGGAGGGGAGTTACTGAATAGTGCTGGCAACCCTATCGACCCAATTACAAACTATACATGGGCACTGGCAGATGATCTCACACACCCAAATGCTCGTGATACAAAGGGGTCGTATGGCGTGGGTGGTATCTACGATATGATCCTTCGTGTCGATACGGAGTTTGGTGCATATAGAATCACAAGCTACCAGAACTCTGTTGACATTGTAGAGAATGTAAACTTGTGGTTATGGTTATTCCAAGACTCAGTAAATGTGAGAGCATATGAGTTTGGACTAATCAGTGAAACATTCAAGTTGAACTCTAACTCCACGATGGCAGTTACAAGGAACAGTTCGTTCCTGGGGGATGGATCAGACGATGCCTCTGCCAAGAAGATTCAGGAGTTCAATAGGAACATAGGCTTTGCGCCACGAGGCTCCCTTGCGTCCGGCAAGGGAGGTTCTACGTTGTTGTATTGGGCGAGCGGTAGAAACTCTTCTGATCCTGCCTCAGTGGAGAGAATTAACTTCACGGAATACAATGGTTTTGAGGATATCTACATCAGTAGAAATCCTATAACTAGACCTTGGAATTGGGCGACTTTCTCATCTACATCGTCTGCCTTCTTCTCCTTCGGGTCTACTGGTACAACGCCTTTACCAAACACATCGCCAACAAATCCTGTGCGAACTGTATTGGACCTTATCTCATTGAACATCTCGTCTTCTACACTGGCGACGAGTAACTTTGAAAATGGTGCGCAAGAATTGTTAGAGAACCCTGCTTTGTATGATCAGGGCACTGGTGCCTCGATCTATGGGCACTACAGCGTGTATAGAACTGCGTGGAAAGACAACACTGGATATATTGCAAGGAACGACGGCGTCGGGCCATTCTTCCGTATCAAGAGCTTCTATAGAACAGAAGGTACGGTTGGTACGCCGTTCATCAATGTAAGAAAACTAACTGACATCCAAGGTATCACGAAGGCTGAAGGCCAAATGACGAATTTGAGTCAAGGCGTTTACTTCTTCAACAACTCAGGATCTATCTCCGCATTCAATGATACAACAGGTATCTGGTCTACGGGTGGCCCTGGCGTGAACTCTGTAGCCTATCGTGCGTTACAGGATACTTCGGTTGCAGGTTTTGACGCAGCAACAAATACCTTGCTGTTGTCATCTGACGGCGACGTTAGAGCTTACATCAGTTTCGACTACAGCCACAAGGCATTCACTAAATTCAATGAGATTGATACAACTTTCAAGAGTTTGGGAGAAAGGCCCGTAGGCGATCAATGGCTCATGGGTATATACTAACGAGGTACTTATATGGCTTTTCCTCCACTACCAGCTTACCCAAAAGCTCTAGATTCTGATTACACACTCTTCTTGGTTTACAATACTACCGAAACTAAGTTGTGTAGAGACAATGCGGCCTGGGCTGATGAGATTGACATCATCGCTGTGGCCCCTGACAAGGCTGAGATATGGGCCGACAACGGTTTCGGCAACATAGAAGGCGAACTATTCTACTACGACTCTGTTGAGAAAAACGAGGCCGGCAAGGTCTACAAGCTCAAGGGATGCGCACGGCAGCTAACCGGCAAGACCAAGTATCATACGAAAGGTACTTGGATCAGGAGCTTCGTTATTGCTGAACATCACAATCAGCTAGTAGATGCTGTCCTACAAGTCGAAGACTTTGTGGGTTATAACTTTGATCCACGTCTGGAGACTCTAGATTGGCGTATCCGCAACCTTCGTGAACTGAAGGTTGTATTCGATGACTATAACTGTCCAGATATAGACTTCTTCTTTGCTATCGTTGAAAGCGACAAAGAAACAGGTATCCTGGCTAGGTATGACGTTCAAGTCACGCCGCCGGGTAGCGTGAGTAACTTCCGTCTTGACTTTGGTGACGGAGAGTTCACGACTACATCACTTACGGGCACACATAGGTACGCTTTGAATGCTGTCATCGACCCTGTAGTTACAGCATCGAACGATAAGTGCCAGATCATCCAGACTCCTATTGAGCGTGCAAATCCATCTGAGCCGCCGGTAATTGCCGAGACTCCGTTTGATATCCCGATTCCTGAGTCGCCTGAGATCCCAGATTTCACGTTCGTTCCTTGTAACGTACCTGAGCCTGAATTCAATTTACCACCTATCGTATTCCCTTGCGTGTCCCTGGAGGGCCAGATTGGGCCGCTACCATCTGTGATCATCGGCCCGGACATCAACTTGGTAAGTCAAGTTACCATTGTAGGACCGGACAACCCGATCAACATCACACAAAGCGTAGTGACGATTGAAGGTAATGTGAACATCCCTAGTGTGATCTTCGTGGATGTGCCGCCGACCATCGTGATCGATCCACCCATCCCTCCAACAATTGTAATCGTGACGGATACGTCTGCGATCCAGTTGGATATTGGCGAGTTGCCGAAGTTGGAAGTGGATTGGGGTGCGCCTCCTCCGATGGAAGTGCAGTTGACGATGACACGGCCAATCCAGAACCACAAGATGTTCGCAGTAGATCCTAACCTCCGCAATGAGTTCGGGGAGGAGTTCGCTGACCTGTTTGAGGCATCAGACCAGATCAAGGTTGAGTATGAGACGGTCGGCATTCCTTCTGAAATCAAGATCATACCGCCATCCATGCCTATCATGATTGATGCTAGCGGTGTGCCAACGAGGATAGCTGTGGATACAACTGATTGTCATCTACCAGAGAGTATCCGGTTGATCTTGGATCAACCGATCCCAACGAAAATCGTGGTGGATGCTGACTCTGTCCCAGAGATCATTACTGTAGTAAACAAGGATGTGCCTACTACAATTGAAGTTGTGTCTGATATCCCACGGAAAATTGAGGTAGAAGTTACTAGAGATATACCTAACAGGATTCTGATTGAGATGCCAGATCCGATCCCAGATCGAATCATAGTGGATGCCGCCGGTATCCCTAAGTCCATTCAGGTCGTAGGCTTCCCTGAGTCAATCCAAGTTGTAGGTTTCCCTGCCGGTATTGACTTGCTACCTCCGAAGGAATTGCCACCAGTAGAGATGATCTACACTGGCAGTCCAATTCCTATCGAGGTTAAAGTGACGATGGCCGACATGATGCCTAGTACGGAGGACGGCAAGGTCAACTGTGTTATGATTTCACCTTGCCCAAGATAATATGAGAATCAAAAGAGACATTAGAACGAGAAACGAGTACATCTTTGCTGGAGGTATGTGGGTTCGCAACTTCACTAAGAGTGACGCCCAATGGGTGAACATCAATAAATTAGTGAAGTCTAACGACCACTTAACTGTGATCAATAATGAGTTATTGAATAAGACACTCGGTCATGCGAATATCGCTGACGAATCGTTCGCTGCGCCGAAGCTGGTTATCGTGTCCGATGGATACAAATTCGATGAGAGACACAAGTTTCTTGCGAAGGCACCAGATGTGACTGTCGTTGCAATCAATAGAGCATTGGCTAAGTGGAAGCTGTTAGACCCGATGAGAGCAATCAATGCCTATCTAGTGAACAACCCTTACCAAGAGTGTTTAAGTTATTTGCCGAGGAAGTCAAAGTATTATCCTATATGTGTCGCATCAAGTAGGACCAATACAGACTTCCTCCGACAGTACCAAGGTAATGTATATTTGTACGACCCTACTCCAGAGACTACATTTGGTTATAATAGAAGTCAGAAATACTTCTTAGATGACTATAGGAATCCCGTGTGTGCCGCCATCGGGCTAGCACACAGATTGAAAGCAAAGAAAGTGATGCTTCTGTGTTGTGATGACTCATTTGAAGATGAGAGGGCGGCTGCCGAAAAGCTACCTAATGGTTTGTGGTCTTACCCTCAACATCGGATGTGCCATGACATAGTGGATGCGAATTTGTATTGGCTGACACATCAGGAAGACAATGAAGTGAAAGTGGCAGATTACTCCAGTGGTCCGAAATACAATAATGCTGTGTATATAGACAATGAGGAGGCAGCGTTGTCATTCTTTGCAGACGATGCAGCAGATAAGGTATGATAAAGATTGAAGTGTCAGGAAGCTCACTAAATCACACAGGAGGTTATGGTGGATAGTCCACAAAGAAAACCATCGTTCTCACTTCAAGACTTCAAGAACTGGTTGGCGCAGTCGCCCCAGCAGAAGGATCTGAATGAGTTTTTCGATTTGAGTTCTCGTGGAGAGAACAAGACGGACGAGATGGTAGGCAAAGAAGTGTTTGCCAAGGTAAGTGCTAAGAAACTACTAGAGAAGATCGAGCCTGAAGAAGGCGGCGATCCAGAGTGTCTTGTTGAAGATCTGGTAGAAAACGGAGGCATGATCCTTGCCCTTAAAGGTAAGAACCTACTCATAGAAGTAGATTCTGGCTCCTTCTACATGCCTCGTTTCTGCGTCCGTATAATTAGAGAAGAGGAAGAGAAAGACAGTTAAGTTTTGCCAAGACCTGATCGAACATCTGGTCGGTGGAGACTAGATGCTCGCAGTCTAATGTACCTGTTTCACATACGTCCGTAACCGTACTGCATTCTTTCTTGTGATGACAGCCTAGACAGCTAAGTCCTTTAGCGACAATTGCCTCCATGTTGCTATTGATCAATCTAAGCTCTGGGCGAATACTTCCGAAGAATACAACACCTGGGGTGCCAACTGCTTGAGCAATGTGCATCGGCAATGAGTCGATGCCAATGAACAGTTTGGCACCCTTCATTATTGTCGCCACTTCTCCTATTGTTGCCTTGTTTCTTACGTCTGCATCGCACGGCACGAACCTATCGCCGCCGGCCCCTACGCACACGATCTGGTAGCCCTTGTCGTGCAGCCTTAGAGCTAGATCCCTCCATCTTTCGCTTGACCAGTTCCTCCCAACCCAATTAGTGATGCCTGCATGTACAACAATGTAGTTGTTGAATAAAGGCATGTTTACTCGCTCACAGTGGATGTATAATTTACAATCCTCTGCTGGCACCTCAGCCACATCAGCATATGTTTGTAGAACATGGACATTCGGCCTCCTCTCGTAGGCCATATCAAGGTCGATTGTAAGATCGAATTTCTCCTCAAGTATGTCTGGACTATCGGTTACAAAATCAAGGTAGATGTTCTTAAACAGAACTGTTGGGCATTTAGTATAGAAGCCAATTTTGCATCCCTCATACTTCTGTTTCAAAGCGGCGGCGACTGCTGAGGCAACCAACACATCGCCCCTAGCTGCTTCCCTACGCACTAAGATGTTCATTCATTAACCCTTTCACTTCGACTATAAGTTCTTCGAATACACTTTCCCATACACCAGATTCCTTCTGGCGTATCAGCTTGATGCTAGGATACCATTCTTTGACATTCCAGCGATAATCTCCTGGCTCAGACAGCAGGCCAATTGCCTTCTTATTCATTGCCCCAGCCAGATGTAATACAGATGTATCTACGCATATCACAAGATCCACAGAATTGATGAGCTTGGCAGTATCCGTAAAGTCATTCAAATTAGTGCCATACAAATCAATCTCACAAATCAACTCATGTAGATGTACTTCTTTCTGAAGTATAAACAAGCTTGCTCCTAAATCGTCTATTAGTGGCTTGAAATACCTCAGTGGACATGATCTCAACGAATTGTTGCTATGGGTCGGAGAGCCTTCCCAGGCGATGCCTATCTTGAATCCTAATTCTCCTAGATCCTTTTTGCCGTCCGCTTTGATGTACGGGAACTTGATTTTTGGATCGCTTAGCATAAATGGCAAGCTCATAGACAATACATGATAGTCATGAGCCGGCAACTGGTCACAATCTTTATCCAATACAGCATCTACACCATCTATTGTTCGAAACAATGAATGTAATGCTGCATCGCAGTGGATGGTTACGTGGCATCCTTTTTTCTTCAAGTGTTTAGCATAGCGGACGAACTGGATGTTATCTCCCAACCCTTGTTCGCCATATACGATTATCTTTTTTTCTTCCAGAGTATCCATGCCGTTCCATCGAGAGCTATGTTTGTAAGTCTCTCGATAGTATGTCATGTGTTGATTGTAAACTCTATCAACGCTCTCTGTAGTGATCATGAGATCGGGCGGCTTGGGAGCTTTGACCATGTTCTCTAGCTTACCAGATATGATCCAGTTATTCATGAAGTATATCTTGTTGTTCTCATGGAACTGATGTACAGATATATTAGAATGACTTAGCTTGTGGTAAATTCTAGAAGCTGGTTGAAACAGCACCTTGTAACCCATACTTCTTACTTTGAGGTTAAGGTCGGCGTCTTCCCAATATCCGATCCTATAGTTCTCATCAAAGCCGCCAACTTCGTTGAATAGCTGTCTTGGAATAGTGAAGCAGCAACCAGTTACCATTTCCCTTTCACCCACTGACATAACATCCGCTGGAGCGTCGTCTGGGTACATAGGCAATTGAAGTGGAAGTCCATGAATGAAGTGTCGGCCAATGTGCATGAAGTTCATGAACTGCCAAGACCATTCTGATCCGGCACTGTCAATGGTTCCGTCGAACTTGCCGCCCTCTTTGATCTGTAGATTTCCAACTATGCCAACTTTCGAGTCTTCAAAGAGATCGATCATGGGAGCGATCCAGTTGGGAGTAACGACTGTATCGGCGTTGAGGAAGATGAGGTACTTGCCAGTGGCGTTCATGGCACCCAGGTTACATGCGCCGGCGAAACCCTTGTTCCTCACGGACGGGACTAGCTTGATAGGCTGGTCGTGTCTATCTGGCCGTTTGTTCCATTCTCCTACCACCACCGACTTGGATTTAGTTGGGCAGAAGTCATCGACGTAGATGATTTCGACAGTGTATTTGTCATCGGATTGCCATTTTTGTATCTGGTCGGCAATAACGCTGTTACTCTTGTAGAGAGGTATGATTATGGATACATCGAAGCGTTTGTTATGGCTGTATTTGCCAGTGACCGGATAGATTGGATATACTAGATCTTCCATCAATCCTTCTTTCTGACCATTGTGGTCTTGATTTTACAAGTAGATGTATCAGCTTTGGGTATCTCATTAAACTTCTGTATGCTCAACATGGGCACTGCGCCTATAGGGAGATTGGTGAATCCTCTCTCGGACAGCTTCCTTTTCAGGTCTTCGTATGAGGAGGCTGACTCGATCCAGGGTTCATAGAGCATCCGGTTGTCCTGAGCTATCTTGACTATCTTGTTCTGCCACACCGGGGGCAGACCCAACTTGGTCAGGTCGGTGAGTCTCGATGACACTGTCGTTGTTCCCTGGAGGATCGCCACTAACTTGATCCCCGATTTGCTCCTGCTGGCTAAGTATAGATACAACCTTTGCATTCATCAACTCCTCTAGTAATACTTCTATGATTAGGGCTTTATATGGATTGGGTTCCCCGAACTTGGTGAAAAAAGCCTCTAACGTAGCGGCTCCTAGTTCTGCCATCTCTTTTTCTGTCATATCTGAGTGTTCCGTACTTATTTATTGTATGATTGGCCTGACGAACTATGCGAAGATCAAGAACAATTACTGCGTGTGCTATTTCGGCTACTCTGATGAGTACCTCGTGCAGTTACGCTTAACCAGATCCTATATGAACAAAGCCTTCCCTGGCCTCAACATCTATATAGGATGCAAAGATTCATCTATCTCTTACTTAGAAGGTATGGATCATGTTTTGAAGCTAACAGACATCAAGATCAGGAAACCTGACTTCGCCCATATTGCTGAACTACGCTACGACGGAGGATCGGATCATCCCATTGAACGGTTCCTGCGTGAGTCTGATATTCAACATTATCCACTACCACATAGAACCATTGAAAGGCCCACTGATCGTTTCGTGATCATAACAGAAAGTACATACCCTACGAGGCCGCTATTGGAAAAGCAAATAGAGAGCCTCAAGAGACACGCCTGGGAAAGAAACATGCGTCCGGTTGTTACATCTGATATCACCGGCGCTGGTGTTGTGGCTGGCGTGGAAAGTGCCAGCCTATACTTGGCCGCAGAGAAGGGATTGGAGACTATTCTGGTGCCTACAGGGGTTGGTACACGCCTGTACAAAAAGCTATGCCCACAGGGTAATATAATTGAAGTGTAGTGTATAGATATGATTGAAGACGGAAGGCATTCTTATACCGGAGACAATACACAATGTCTGTATTTAAGGTACAACTCAACAACGTAGGTCAGGGTCGTTTGGATATGGACCCAAGGACCGCAAGCCAGAACGTGCTAGGCACGCCTTTCACGGTGTCCCTACAGCGTCAGTGCTATGTTATGGGTCCAAAGAAGATCAATCGCCTTCTAAAGGACGGCGACACCTTCACTGACTGTAATTATTGGAAGAAGTTCGCTTACCCGAACGTTCCATACGATCAGGCTTTTATCTCGGTTCTAACCGATGACGGCTCTGTATACAGTGATATCCCAGAGGAAAACACCTTCGGTGTGGGTTCCACGTTCACTCTAACAACCAGCCTAGCTGACAACAAGATTGACTTCTTGAACAGCATCAAGACGGCTGCTGGTGTTGAAAGCAGCATCGCTGCTGGTGGCCCTGCTAAGTTCTTGCAGGTAACAAACACCCACGGTTCTATCGCTCTAACCGGCGAGTTGAATGGTGACACGAACTTGACCTTCACGCTAGCCGCAGGTCAGTCTCAGATCTTCAACAGTGGTGACTTGGCTGTAACATTGCTAAGACTGAAGAGTGCATCTTCTAACGGTACTTGCTTCGTGATCGCATCCGTGCTATCCGAGCCAAGAAGCTAATACTTCTGACAAACAATAGAAACAACGAGGCCAGGGCAAATTGCCCTGGCCTTTTCTATTATATGACATGGCAAAGATCATCAGTAGACGTGCTGTCAGTAACAACCCGGAAAAAGTCACACGTATCCTCAACCTTCGTGAGTTCTATAACAAACGCAACAAGATCCTCATTTGCAGGAGCGTTGGCGGCTTGGGTGACATCTTCATGCATCGCATGATGTTCGAAGATATCAAGACTTCCATGCCTGACGCCGAAATACACTTTGCTTGTCCCGCTCAATACCACGATGCTCTCACAGATCATCCTTACATCGATAAGATCCTTGACTCCGAATCAGTAGACAAGATGGAATACATCATATCCTACAACACCACAACGGCTTGTGGCCGATATGAAATGAAGATGGCACCATTCGCAGACCTTAATCGAAGCGACATCTGGTCTAGGCATTGTGGTATCGTACTTGACAACCACAACATGCATATCCGTCTCACAGAGGCCGAGAAAGCGTTTGGTAAGAAGAAGATAGAAGAAATGAGGGACAGAGACGGGCCGATAGTGCTAGTGTGCCCTATCTCCGCAATGGTGAACAAGAACCTATTGGATCATCAAGTGATAGGATTGGTTGATGGCTTGTACATGCGTGGGTGTTGTGCGTTGGGGCTGCACTACTCACCCATCGGGCCGCTGGTGAAGAAGAACGTCCCTTGCCTGCATAGCCTGGGGATCAGGCAGTGGATGGGTGTGCTGGATGCTGCTGATTACATAGTGAGTGTAGATACATCTGCTTTCCACTGTGCTGGTGGGATGGGCAAGCCGCTGACGGGGATCTTCACATGGGCTGATGGCAAGGCATATGGAAAGCATTATAACTTTGTGTTGGTACAGAAGCATAGGGATAATGATCCAACTTGGACGTGTGGTCCTTGCTATAACTGGTGTGGCTGTCCGAAAGAAAAGAAGAATAACCTAAAACCGTGTCTGACAGAACTAACTACAGAGATGATGCTTCGTGGCGTAGATGAGATGTTTCAAAGATGGCCTGATGAGAGAATCAAAAATCACGTATTTGTTACTAATATAGGATAAGGTTATGCCCCAGATTATATCACCCGCTCAGATAGTCATGACCAAAGATGGAGAAATCAGGGTCACTATCGCTTTGGAGCTAAACATCAACATCAATGGTGCAGGCGAAGTAAGTGCATCTGCTGTTCCGAAGGTAGACGACAAGTTGCCTAAGAGTAAGTTCGATGAAGTAGAGTGGGATTTGCCAGATCTAAGTTCTGGTGTAAAGGTAGAATTCGGTAAGAATATACAGGAGTAACTATGGCAATAGGTTTTGATTGTGGCACATACAACTTGGTTGCGTGCAACAGGAACGAAAAAGGGGACTTTGTTTACAAGAGAGAGATTAACGCCTTTCTTGAGATTCCTCTTGAATACAAGTTCGTATTCAACATGATGAAGAAATCGGGCGTCCCGATGATTCTTCGTGAAGACAAGAGCGTTGCCTACGCCCTTGGCGAGGCCGCTATCGAGATGGCATATACCATGCCTCAGATCGATCTCAGAAGACCGATGAAGGATGGCTGTGTCAATCCACAAGAGAAGGATGCGTGGGAGATTCTCAATATCATGATGCATAGCCTTCTTGGAGAAGTCTATGATGATGGTTGTGTTCTCTACTACTCTGTTCCGGCCAACGCCGTCAATGTCGAAACAGACGCAGTTTTCCACGGCAAGCTGCTCGACAAGGTCTTCAAAGGCTACAAGTCCGAGAAGGGTTACAAGGTCAAGGCATTCCCGATCCCAGAAGGTCTAACCCTCGTCTATGCTGAACTACAAAGCAAGATGTTTACTGGCATCGGCATCAGCTTCGGTGCTGGTATGGTGAATGTGTCCTTCGCCAACTTCGGTGCGCCGATCTTCAACTTCGCCATCGTCAACAGCGGCGACTGGATCGACAAGCAGGCTTCCAGGGCCACCAACGAGAGCATCGCTGTCATCAACAAAGAGAAGACCAAGATCGACTTGACGAAGCAGCCAACCAACGTGGTTGAGAGAGCTATCATGCTTCAGTATGAGGCTATGATTGATACGGCTGTGGTCAACATCAAGAAGGGTCTGATGGAGAACAAGAAGGCTAAGCTAGATCATCCAGTGGATGTTGTAGTGGCTGGAGGAACTGCATCGCCGAAGGGCTTTGAGCAGTTGTTCAAGGAAAGATTGCTACAACAGGAGCTTCCAATTGAGATCGGGTCTGTGATCAAACCAGCAGATCCTCTGTACTCTGTTGCAAGAGGTTGCCTAATCGCTGCGGAAAATCACGCAGGTTAAGCATAGATAATAACTAGGTAATAGGTAACAATTACGAAAGAGGTGTCTATGTCTAATTACCAACCAACCGATGTTGTATCGGAATTGAAAAAGTGCGCAATCGATTTTGGCTACTTCGCTAAAACATATGCCCATGTGGCACATCCTTTACAAGGATACATTCCATTTGATCTACGTCCTTATCAGAAGACTCTAGTTGAGTCTTTCCAGAAGGATAGATTTGTCGTTGTCAATCAATACCGTTGGAGTGGCAAGTCTACTTTGACGGCGATCTATGCTCTCTGGAAGGCTTTATTCAGTCTTGACCAGAGAGTGCTGTTTCTCACCAAGACTGATCGTATTGCACTAGAACACAGTTCTATCGTTAAAGCTACGATCAACCTCTTCCCTGATTGGCTCAAACCCAAATTTGGGAAGTGTAATGATCACACAATGGATTTCACAGATACAGGCAGTAATCTAAGTTTCTTTGCCTGTCAGGCTACCTGTGGGAGATCTGCAAATCTTCTAGTTATTGACGAGCCAGCTTTCATAGCAGATATGGATGTTCATTGGAAGTCTACGTGGCCTATCATATCCACGGGAGGCTCATGTATTGCTATCGGTACACCGAATGGCAACACACCAAGAGAACAGAACTGGTTCAGAGCTACCTGTGAGGACGCTCGTGATGGAAAGAACAGTTTTGTTTATCACAAGAATACATGTGTAAACGATCCGAAGTATAACGATGAGTGGGTTGCCGAGTTGAAGAAGAACTTGGGCATTAAGGGATTCCACTATGAGATGATGTGTTCCTTTGAGGAGATCACTGAGGAGCCGAAGGAAGAGAAGCAACTACCTAAGTTCTCTGGCAAGTTCCAAGAGGCCAAGCCTTTCAGCAAGGGACGGATATACACCTTCGAACAAGAGAAGGTTGCACCAGAGGAGTTCTTGTTCAAGAAACAGTTCGCTGAATACCAGAAGCCATCTGACTCTGTAAACAAGAGATATGATGAGAAGGTGTTCCATGTTTACGATGTGGAGAACAAGCAGATCATCCTAACGGGTGAAACACAGAAGAAAGATCAGAAGTTCGGCGACATCGACCTTGAGATGATGCCTGATTTGAAGACAGCATCGGCCACTCCAATGGATGTGGACAACCCGGTGATCAAGGAAGTATTGGAAGACATGGCTCTCCTGAGCGGCGTTGAGAAGCCGAAGGAGGACGATGGGGACTTTGAGAAGGAAGTCCTAGATGATTGGTTCACTGGAGAACAAGTCGCTAAGGTCTGGAAAGACATTGCTGAAGGCATGCCAGAATACAGTGAAGCTAAGATATATGCAAAGGATTGTAAGAAGAGACACAACCCCGGTATCCTATGTAGAGATAATTGGGTTGTTCCCGATCTGCTGGCCCTGGCGGGCGTAGAGGTAGGGGATGAGAAAGAAGAGGAGCCAGAGGACTATCGCAGCCTGCTCCTGAAGGTTCTAGTCAAAGACATGCCAGATAACATGGAGTTGGACTTTGATGAAGAAGCGTTGTGTGTTAATGGTGTACCTACTAAGATCTCAACGAAGAGTATTGAAATGGCATTTGAAGGACTTGTCGAATTGACGGGAACTAAAGATTCCCTAACGACGGTAGGCAGCATTATCAAAAGAAAACTGCAACTATTGTTCTAATAGAAAGAGAGAAGAGAAATGGTCGATGAAAGAGCAGTTCACAAATTCGTGAATGACTTAGGTGTAGCCGCATATCTGTTGATGCACGGCTATACTGTGGTTGGAAAGAGAGCCAAGTCAATCTACTTTGAATGCCATACAGAGCAAGAAGAGGAAGATTTCGACAAGTTGGTCTTAGACTATCAGCCACCGAACGAGTTCTACACGTTTGATTCGTGTCTGATGTTCCTGAAAAAGATCAATGAATGTGTACCAGCACACCTAGACGATAAAGTCCATAAGTGTGTGACTGACCTGGGCGTTGCCGCCTATTTGCTGATGCATGAGTATAGAAGTAATTCTATAGGAGTGCGGGTCATTGGCAAGAAGGGCAAGAACGTGTACTTCTCCCATCCAGAAGGCTTGGGGAATGAGTTTAAGAGGCTCTCATATGAGTATCTCACAAGTCAGTTCCAGACTTATGACTCAAGCCTCATGGGTCTGAAGAAAATTGGCGAGTACATGCCGGCAGAATAATTCCCCAGGTTGTATATATCTACGTAAACCTAGAGGGAAGAGATATGATTAGATTTGTCGATTACCGGAAGAATCTATTAAAGAGTTCTGCCCACAGATCGAATGTTCTTGAAGGCGTAGATCGCTATTTTGAAATTCTGAGGCTGGACCTAATTGAAGCAACCAAGTTCCCAAGGAACCTTTCCGAAGAGTTCCTTGGGGATGCTTCGGTCATGATGGATCAACTGTCTACTCTAACCAACGAAGTTCACAAATACATCATTAACGAAGACATCAACACCTTTAAGAAGGTGTTTCATCGTTATATCATAGAGACTGCTGCCGCAGCCTCTCCACCTAACCTCAAAGCTAGACTTGACACTGGCCCCGGCACACTTACGGGTGATGCCGCTAATCAGTTCAGGGACAAGCTGGCCTGGGCTATCAAACAATTCATTGACGAAGTCAAGGCTGAGGTATCAAAGCAGATGGCTGGGCTTTCCGCTACAGCTACAACTGCCGCTACAACGACTGCCGCATCGCCTGATCCTGCCGCCGCTGGTAGGACCATGCCGCCTGCGCCACCAGTAAGATCGTCTCCACCTCCTGTACCAACTAGCACAATAGATGATGAGGATGAAGAGGAGGAGCCGGCTCCTTCGTCGCATCGTCCAGGCGTATCCAGCCCATACCATCACAGAACAGGTATCCACCAGCCTTATCCTTCTATGCCTGCAACAGGTGGTAGATGGAAGAAGTCAACCAGCGATCCTAACAACAATTGGTTCGGTGGCATTGGTAACATGTTCAAGAGTGTCGGCCAATGGTTCAAGGACAAGCTACATCGTGGTTGGCATGGTGCAAACCTAGCCGATTCCGTAAGGGCTAAGTTCATCAACCTTGTTGAGACATCTACAAACGATATTCTAGATGCTCTCATGAAGACCATTGATGGGTTCGGCAAAGATCTGACAGATTACATTACAAAACACGCAACAGAATATGTTGATGCTATCAAGGCCGGCAGTGCAACTGCTGCGTCTAGCACTACCGCTACGCCTGTACCTGGGGCTTCTCAACCACCAATTGACGATCCTAGTGTCATAACTGGTCGTCAGCCTGGGGCTGCTGTAGATGCCGGTAAGACATTGCCAAATAGCACAACATCACAAGCTCCAATACCATCTGATCAGAGAACCGGGGCACCTGAAGGTGCAGTTAAAGCTTACAAAGATCAGAAGACGATTGATGCAATCAATGCTAGGATCTTGAAGGGCGAGCCGATCAGTGAGTTGGAACTACAGCGTCTATCTGCTACTTTCGACAAGTCTTGGGACATCGGTACTGAGCCAGTATTAGGACCAGACGGCAAACAGGTCATCAAGACAAGCAAGGACGGAAAGCAAACTCCTCAAAAGAAAAGCAAGGAAGGTAGATGGCTGAAGATTCTCAACCATTATCTAGCACACCTACGTAGCAAGGGCGTAGCAGGCGTGCCCGCTGATGCTTCGGAATATAAGCGTGCTGTGCCTACACCTAAAGCCCTTACAGCAGCGGCTATCACAGAACTACGTGACTTGGTTCTCGGCAAAGAGAAGCCAATTGGCGTTGCTTTGCTTGATCAAAAGGAGAAGGACAAGGGCGGTAAGAAGCGTGTGTCCGCAGCTAGAAGGCATTATGGTGGCTGTAAAGACAACTCAGAGTTGTATGACAGAATCGTTGCAACCAAGGATATCAAAGCAGAAGATCTATCTGCTAATGGATACAAGGCACCTGACGCAACTACGGCAACTACCACGACTACTACTCAGACACCGGCTGGTGCCCCAGCGAATACTTCTGTAGGAGATAAGCCAAAGAGTGCAGAAGAGATTGAGAAGGAGAAGCTCCAACAAGCCAAGGCTGCGTTGCTAGGCGACAAGGGCAAGGAAGGCGGCGAGCCATCACCAAGTCCTACTCTATCCGCAGAGGATCAGAAGAAGCAGCAAGCGTTGCTTGCGCAGCAGAAGGCCCAGGAGGAGGCTGCTCGTATCCAAGCTGAAAGAGATGCTAGGAAAAATGGCACACAAACGCCTACACAGACATCTACACAAACCCCAGCAGGCGATAAGCCTGTAGCAAGTCAACCAGCGGCTCCAGCAGGCAATAAGCCTGCCGGCGATAAGCCTGTAGCAAGTCAACCAGCAGTGAAGCCAGAGGGAGAGAAGCCAGCAGCAACCCCGCCAGCAGCAACCGACCAAGAACCAGATGAAGCTAACTTAGATCTTGCTGATCTATGTGTTGTGTTGAATCCTGGCAATCCATATGACGAAGGAGATAACAAACAGGGCGAGACTGGTCAGGCCAAGATGTTTGCTATGCTAGGAAAGATCGATGAAGATCTCGCCAAGATCGAGGCAGCAATGCCTGGATTTAGGGAGGCACTACCTGATATGGAAGATGAGCAGAAGACCATAGAGATCTTTAGATCCGTCTACCCAGCATTGAAGGCTAAGTGTGGTGGCAAGATCGACGGAAGAAATCAGGTCCATGCAGATGACTTGAAGAAGGCTATGTTGGATGAGTACCTGAGATCTGGAAAAGTAGCATATGCTAAGAAGAAGTCAGTTGATCCAGCTACATTGGATGCTCAAATTGCAGCGGCTCTAGGGGGAACACCTTCGGGCGGTGGAGAAGTACCAAAAAAAGCTGACGGAGTTATCGAGAAGGGCGTCGATACCTCCGGTCAAACAACACCTGACCCTGAAGAGGTAGATAAGAAGCTCCAGCAAGATAAAACGGTAAACAAGGCTTACGCCGCCATCGCAGATGAGGATAAGGCCAAGACGCCAGAAGATGTGTTGAAAGCTAGGATTCGTGAAATAGTTGTAGCAAGCTGGGATAGAGAAGACTTCCAGAAAATGAAGAGTAGTCAACTGTATGCCCTGCTAGCTCACATGGCTTCCAAGGGTTATAAAGTTTCTGAGGTAGCTGGTCAGTTAGGAAGTCTTCCAGAGATATACGAGGCTCTGGAGTCGATTAATATGGCGGCACTGAAGCCGGCTGGGAAGCCTGGAGGGATGAGAGATAGACTACAACAAAAACAAGCTAGTGAAGACCCAATGAAACGAGTTGAGTCTTTCCTGGCTAAAAAAAAAATCAGGGCACTCAAAGACGAGTTTCCTGACGGATGGGCGGCTACGAGCTACGGCAGCAACGAAGATCTCATGATCTCCAGAGAAGCAAATAAGATGCTGGGGTACATGCGTGATAGGGGTGCGTCCTTTGAACAGGCCATCGCTCCATTACGTCAGGATCTAGAGAAGGCACAGAAGTCGAGAGAGGCCAATGAGCCACTTCAGCAAGACTTTGATACGGGTGATGCCCCGCCTCCAGCAGATGACGAAGTAGTAGAACCGACGAAGGGCGGAATGGATGACGAGGATAGCCTAGCCGCTAAGAAAGTGGCATCTGCTGCTATGGCAGAAACCGCTGAGGAAAAGGAGATCAAGGCATCTTTGACAGACAAGAAGTTTGACAACGGTGTAACCTACTTGGAATTCTTGACAAGGAAGAAATACGAGGGCAACGTTGATCGTATGGCTGATAGGATATCAGCCTTGTTGGCAGCCAATGGCAATCAGATATTGCCGGTTCTAACTGCTCTTATTCAAGAAGCTATGGAGTTGAGCAGTCAACTTGGCGATGCCGCCTTTGATTGGCTACCTAAGCAGAAGAAGGTGGAGAAGAGATCTGAAGATGATGTTAGAAGTCAACTACTCAGCAAGAAGTTCGACCACGGTATGACTGCTGGCCCTGGTGAAGAACTAAGTCATCCGAATGTAAGTTACTACGAGTTCTTGAAAGCAAAGAAGTTCGAAGGTAACGCTGGTAAGATGAACACCTACATGATGGATCTTCTTACCAAGAATGGCGATGATGTCAATGCTGTCGTAGCGCAAATGGCTTCTGAAGCTGAAGCTCTAAGGCAACAGCTAGGCGATGCAGCGTTCTCTGATATCGTAACTATCACCAAGCCAGAACCGCCAGCACCAATTGAGCCGGTGGAACCAGAGGAAGAAGGTGAGGATATAGTAAATCCTGATGAGGATCAGGATGATGAGGATGATGAAGAGGATATAGTAGAACCTGATGAGGAAGAAGAGGATGAAGACGAAGTCGATATCCCTGACGACTCTGTAGAGGATGCTCCAGCCGAACAATGTCCTCAGTGTTCTGGTAACGGCAAATGTCCAGCATGCCTATGCGAAACCTGTAAGGGTGCTGGCAAAGTAGGCGCTGATAAGTGTCCAGACTGTCATGGTATTGGTAGCAAACTCGACAACGAAGATTGCGGCCTATGCAGTGGCTCCGGTGAGTGTGGAGGCTGTGGCGGCACTGGCACGGCTAGCAATGTCGATATCGACGCTCTGGCCGATAGAGACGACGATGACGACTACGGCGATCTTGATGACGAGGAAGAAGAGAAGGCTCGTCACTATGGCTACTAATCATCCTCGTGTTGTTTCTTCATCTCATAGTCTTTCTTAGTCTTCTTTGCTAGTCTAGCTAGCTTCTGAATGTCAACGAATGTGATCTTACCATCGTCCGGCTCCTCTAAAATGGGGTCGGACGATGGTGTTTCTACAGACTGTATGGACACAGTATTGCTCATTGGCGGTGTAAGGTGTGGACTTACATCGCTCAGGACTTCTTTCCCTGTCTTCTTTTGGAACTCCTCAATGAGCTTCAGATGGTCTGGATTGTTTGGATCTAGGACTATCTCCTCGTAGATGCCTACGATATGGCTCCAAGGATAGAAGCTGGAGTTACCATAAAAGGGGTGAAAGCCCCATACTCCGTCTAAGTTGATTTCTTCAATCTCTATGACAAAGTGTTCTCTGGCTTGCTGCTCATTAAAGTGCCTGTTGACAGGTGTTGTAAAGATCGTGCAAGCCTTACCAACATATCGCTCATTCAGTTTCTCTAATGTTTTAGGTTTCATTTCCATATCTCTTTAGCCTTGTTATTCGCCAGTAGTAGGGTATCGAAGCTCTCGCCGCAGTCTCCCCACCATCCATCTATCTTATGGGCCTTCAGTCCATAGTCACTGGCTGTAGAGTTATTTCTATTCAGATAGAAGTTATTGAGATCTGTGATCTCAAGTTCTCCTCGCTTGGAAGGCTTTAAGCTTTGTACCCAAGTAAACACAGCATTATCATACATGTAAAGACCAATAGCTATCAAGTTCGATTTAGGATCTTGTGGCTTCTCCTCAATACTCTTGACGGCACCATCATCATCTATTTCTACTACACCATACCATTGTGGATTAGCAACCTCTGTCAAGAAGATCCTGGCCCCATATGGCCTCTTCCTGAAAGCCTCTACATGCTCCCCAAATGGTTTCTCCAGCACGTTGTCACCAAGCATCACACATACTTCTTTTCCATCAGCGAAGTCCTCAGCAAGGCTTAGGGCGTCAGCGATGCCTTTGGGATCTTTCTGATAGGTGTAGTGTAGTCTCTTCAGCCCGAATTCTTCTCCGTTGCCCAAGACCCTCAAGAACTCTCCTGCGGCGTTACCACCACAAACGATTAGGATGTCTTTGATGCCTGAATCCACCATTGATTGAATGGGGTAATAGATCATTGGCTTGTTATAGACAGGCAACAGATGCTTATTTGTGACTTTCGTAAGCGGGTGGAGCCTTGTACCAAGACCACCAGCTAGAATAATTCCCTTCATAGAACCTCACTTGAAAAAGACGTTAATCAACACGCCTGAGAAGATCAGGGCGAATGCTATGAGCTTCGTCCATGATGGAATCTCTCCCAGGTACATGTACAAGGCCAGAGCGGAGCCAAAGGCTCCCGCACCAGCCGCTAGTAGGTGGATCGTCCATCCGGTCAAGCCATTTGACATGCCGAATCTCCAGGCAGATGTGATGGCGAAGTTAGTGAACAGAATGGGGATCGAGAAAATGAAGAACCAGCAGTACAAATCTTGTAAGTAGCCGGTATTGTACTTCTGCATGTATCTGAAGATTCCAACAGATATCAATGGTATACAGAAGAATGTAGTAAGTATCCAGAGATAGCACAGTAGCAGCTTCATAACCTATTAGAGTTACGAAGCTGTTTTTATGCACGAATTGCCTTCAATTTTGCCGCCGTGAACCCATCGTATCTCTTCTCATATTTCTTAATGTATTCACGGATTGTGGCTGGGTTCTTGGCCTGCAACAGGGCATTCCAGTCTTTGAAGCCTCTCGGTGGCCGAACGTAGTAGATCTCCCTGAAGCCGCACTCCAGCAGCTTGTTGCCGTTCTCAATCAGAGCTTCCCCGCCCGTGTCCATCTTGATGTTGTCTTCATCGTTATCGAACGCAAGAACAGGCACATAGGCTCTGATCTGCTCGATCTGGGACTGAGACATGGACTTGCCACCGAAGGCCGCAGAATGCAATTCAGCCACGAACAAGCTGATGGTGTCGAACTCACCTTCTGTCAGGTAGATCTTCTGCCCTGGACGAGGCCAGTGCGGACAGTAGAGAACCTCCGTTTGTTTGAGCGTCTCGTCGTCGGGTTTCATATAGCGGAGGATGGATTTCTTGTCGCTCATGCTCCTGCCGTTGTAATAGATCAACTGACCATAGATGTCGATGTATGGGATGATGATTCTGTTCTTGTAATCCCCGCCCGTGCATACATATAACCCATCGGTAGGGATCTTCCTACTTTCAAGGTAGTTTGTCGCCTTTACCTTCCAAGAGTTCGTACAGGACATATGGTCGATGGAGTAGCAGAACGGAGGAAGCTCTAGAGCTTCCTTGGGTTCTTCGACTACTTCTACGATATCCTCTTTAGAGTTGAAAAAATCGTGAACTTGCTTCTCCAGGCTTCTGAGAGAAGTGGTTCCTGTGAGTAACTCTTCTGCCTCTTCGTAGCTGATCTTGTCTAGTTCAGCGACGAGTGAGATGAGGCTGCCTTTCTTGTCAGTGTACCAACACCGATAAGCGCCGCCGGACAATTCACGTTTGCCGCCCGAAGGATTCATCCACAAGTGAAACTTGCGGTCTTCGGTGAAGGGGGTATGTGTGAGGATCTCGTTTCCCTTCAGGCGGATGTTCTCATCGCCGAAGTGGCCGGTCGCCCATTTGAGAAACGTATCGAAGTCAATAGCCATTTGGCACCTCTAGTTGATTTCGTGTGGACTTAGTTTAGCGATTTTACTATATTAGTCAAGCTAAGGTTATGTACGAAGGACAACTAATGAACATAGAACATATTTCGGTATCGAGGGCCAAAACATACAAGCAATGCAAGTATCTGTACAAGCTCAAGTACCACGAGAAGATCGTCAATCCGGGTGAGGAGCAGTTCCATTTCACCTACGGCAAGATCGTACACAAGATCGCCGAAATGTATGTGCAAGAGAAAGCTGCTCGTTCTCTTGGTGAAATCTCAACTGACGTTTTGCGTGGAAAGGTTGAGTACGAAGAAGGTAAGAAGGCTCCCCCACTTCCAAGCGACTACAAGAAGCGAATGCCCGGTCATCTCAAGGCTATCCAGAAGATCACAGAATCAACTGGTACTGGTGGTGAGTTAGAATACAAGTTCAGATACGACCTTGATCCTCCCAACGAGAAGTTCGTGACTGGCTTCATTGACAGACTCATCATCAAAGAAGATCCCACAACAGGCGAGAAGCACTGCTGGATCATCGACTACAAGACCACCAAGAAGGGTAAGTGGCGTGAGACTAAGGAGTCCATTGTCTATGACCCTCAGTTACGCTGCTATGCACGAGTGGTGAATAGAGAATTCGGTGTTCCCGCTGCCAACATCAAGTGTGCCTTGTACTACCTTGAGGGTGGCGACCTACTGGCCGCTAAGTACAGCAATGAATCTTTGGTGAATATCGAGAAAGAGTTGCTGGACGTATACAACGAGATCGCTGGTACTGACCCCGAGAAAGTATGGGGATCAGTAGGAGAACATTGCAACAGGTGCGATTACAAGGAGATATGTCCCTTTGTACGCAAGGTTGACAATTGGGACGGCGATATGTCTTCTTTTAGCCTTCCGGTGATTGGATGAAAGTAATCATAGCAACAGACACATGGGAGCCAAGTATCAATGGCGTCGTAAGATCCCTACGCATGACCAAGGAGTCTCTTGAAAAGAAGGGACACGAAGTCATCGTACTTCACCCTGGATTGTGTAAGAGCATCCCATTCCCCTGGTATCCAGACGTGGATATGGTGTGGTACATGAGCAAGATGCTTATCGAGAAGTCAATACAGCCGCCTTGCGCTGTGCATATTGCCTCTGAAGGGCCGCTGGGACTCAAGGTAGCCAACTACTGCTATAAGCGTAACATTCCGTATACTACTTCTTACCACACGAACTTTCCCGACTACTTCTGGGAACATGCATACATACCGCCGTGGTTGACCTACTGGTATATGAGGAGGTTCCACGGGAAGTCGAAGAGAGTTCTTACAAGGACACAAAGCACATTACAAAAGTTGGAACAGAAAGGCTTCAAAGCCCCTATGGTTGTGTGGCCCGGTGGCGTAGACACAACTATGTTCTATCCGAGGCCCAAGAAAGGACTCAAGCAGATAGCTCTATATGTAGGACGAGTATCCTACGAGAAGGGCATCGAAGACTTCTTGAAAACCAAGGGGAACTATGATAAATGGGTGGTTGGTGATGGTCCCTATCTAGCGACCTTCAAAGAAAAATACCCAGATGCCAAATACTTCGGTTTCCTTCGTGGAGAAGCGCTGGCTGAGGTGTATGCTCAGGCTGACGTATTTGTATTTCCATCTAAGACCGATACATTCGGTTTAGTGATGGTAGAGGCATTGGCGTCAGGGGTTCCGGTGGCTGCTTATCCGGTTGAAGGCCCAAGAGACATTATTGAGAACAACAGAGGTATCGGTCATCTATCGGAGAACCTCCAAGAGGCCATAGATGAGACGTTGAAGTACGGGGATCTGGAGGCGAGTGTCAATTGGGCAAAGCGGTTCGATTGGGATATCTGTACAGATGTATTCTATAACAACTTGGTGATATATGAAGGTGATCATAGCAGGCAGTCGTGATATAACGGACATGGATCATGTAGTCGAGGCTGTGAAGCAGTCCGGTTACGAGATTACAGAAGTTGTAACGGGCATGGCGAGAGGTGTAGATACTCTAGCAGAGCAGTATGGGTTTGACAAACACCTCAACATCCAACGATTTGAGGCAAAGTGGAATCAGTTCGGTAAGTTGGCGGGGCGAATCAGGAACATAGAAATGGCTGTATATGCTGAAGCCCTGATCGCAGTATGGGACGGAAAGTCTACAGGTACTCGACATATGATTGAGAAGGCACTAGAGAAAGGTTTGAAGGTATATGTCTACAGAGCAGACACCCGCACGGGTGAGCATAAATGCTCGCTTTCTGGAGGAAGCGAGACAACTTGAAGCACGTTGGGCCAAACATAAGCCCAACTTCATTGGTTCAGATAGAAAGTGGGAGCGTGCCCATACAGCCGTCTTACTAGAGAATCAGCGGCTCATCAATGAGCGACAAGTTGATACAATTGACTTAACGAAGTTCAGGAGAATCAATATACCTCTTCATGGTCGTCGTGGTAGATCTCCTGCTCGTTGGAGCGATCCAACCTACGGTGGGCCTGGATGGAATGAGCCGTTGACAGGCTGGCATAAGAAAAAAGAAAAGGAAGAAGTCAACTGGCTGAAAGAGGGGTTCTAGTGATCGAGCAACCGGAGCTATTGAAAGAACAGGTCATTGATGAGATGATGATGTTCATTCGGATAGGGTTGGACGAACAGACGACATTTTCTATGGATGATACGCCTGAGTTGGACAAGAACTCACGACCGATCCTTGAAAAGAAGGATCTGTGGGACTTGATCGTTATGTCGAAGTACATGCGAGAGCAGTTGTACCAATTTCAACCAGAACTTCAGCGTAGGTGGTACGATAGTTTCATCGAGCCGCCGGAACCAGAGAAATACGATTTGAAGGAGGGATTCTAATGGACATGATAATTGAGACGGACATCGGGCACGATCCTGACGATTTCTTCGCCTTGTGCTATCTGCACAGCGTAGGCGTCAACATCAGGGCGATCCTGATCTGTCCGGGCGACCCGGATCAGGTGGCGATTGCGAGATTCTTCTGCGATCAGGTGGGCCTTTACTGTCCTATTGGAGCTAGCAAGTTGGGCAGAAGTAAGCTGTCATCTGGATCAATTCATCACGACATGATGAAGAAGTACGGCTACAAGCTGGAGTCGAATCCATCCGGGTTGGGCACTGACATCTTGAAGGATGTGTTCAAGGATTACCCGGACAGCGAGTTGTTCATCATTGGCCCTGCGGCGAGCCTGGGAGCGTGGCTAAAGGCGCACCCGAACCAGTTCGTCAATCGGGCTACGATGCAGGGAGGGTTCTGTGGGTATCACCTACATCAGTACCCGGTGCGGCGTCTGCCTCAGTTTGAGGGCAAGATGTGGATGCCTACTTTCAACTTGAACGGTGACAGGCCGGGCGGACAGGCGTTCTTGGATGCTTACATCAAGGAGCGGCGGTTTGTGGGGAAGAACGTGTGTCATACTGTGGTGTATGAAAAACATCACTACGAACAGATGACGACGCCGAAAACGAGATCTGGGGAACTGTTCATGGAGGCGATGGGGATGTACTTGGAGCGGCACGATGGCAAGAAGTTCCACGATCCTACGGCTGCTGTGTGTCATCTACACCCTGAGATCGGTACTTGGCTGTGGGGCCGGGTGAAGAAGATCGAGGGAGGCTGGGGTACGGTCCTGCACGAGACGGGCGATTGGGTGTTGGCTGACATCGACTACGATAAGCTGTGGGAACACATATACGAATGGAAGTAAGACGAGGATCTAATGAAAACGATCATTCACGTAAATATGCACGTCATCAAGAAGAACCATAAGACCGGGGCAAGAGATCCGGTTTTGACGGTGAAGACGTATAAGGAAAACAAGTACGCCCACGAAGTCGAGATTCGTGGGCCTAGTAGAGTGATATACAACTCAGACAAGCCGCTTCCGTGCGGCGCTCGCTGTTGGATTGAGACGGAGTCGGAGGTTATTTGCCACCCGGCAGAGGGATGTAGTCCTGCGGCCACTTGTGCTGCGGATTGTTCCGGTCCACAATCGGAATCCGGCGAGGCAAATCGATAGTTGGTTTCGCATCGTTGAGCCAACCATAGCCATTCTGTTCGTTCATGAGTCTGATGGTTGATAACGGGGTGAAGAGTCCGATGCCGTTACCGGATACATCAGATGTTCCCCAGCATATGCCAACATAGAATCCATCATCAGACATAAGGCCACCGCCAGAACGACCAGGGCGAGGGCTATTGTTTTTCGTTACTAGATCAGTCCATGAGCCTGGATCGGCAAAGGATGTGATCTGTCCTAACACATTACGTAGTGGTCTGCTGCCTACCCCTTGTTCTCCTACAACTTCTACGTCATAGTGTGCTACTTCTCTGCCGCCGTCACAGCCGCAGGAGTGAAGTTTCGTGCCTTTCGGTAATGGATAGCCGGCCTTGGCTATCGGGAAGTAGTTTGGCACCCAATCTGGCTTGAAGCGTAGCAGGCTACTGTCTTTGCCACGGGTGTTGTAGTACCATAAGACTTCTGCTTTATAGGTCTTCGTTGAGTCTAACTTCTTGTCATTATGATACCATGTTATTACTTGGCATTCGATCTTTCTTGACTTTCCTTCTTCCGCAGACATATTGCCATTCCAAAGATGTCCGCATGATTGCACATATGCATAACCGTCATCCGGGTTGAAAAACACAATCGTTCCAGATCCAGAAGCTCTGCTTACACTTATCTTCAATGATGGTGCGAGCCATTTCTTGACTGCTTCACTTCTGTTTTCAAATGGTGCTATTCCAGAGCCATAGCTTGCCATTGGATGATCTTCGACAATCGGCATCCTGTCGATGATCTTGCTGAATCCTCTCCTTTCTTGTACAGGCTTCTCAAGTTTTACGGCTAGCGCCCCTACGCACAGCATACTAACTACGAGGGACATGACTAATAGAAGCTTTTTCATGAGCTTACCTCCATTGTTTCGCTACCCGTTACTATGTATAATTCAGGTATTCTAAAAACAGGAGGCTGTCATGCCACTTACTCTGACCGTGCATCACACGATCCATCTGACCAAGGAACAGCGCTACTCTCTGCACGCTGGAAATGACGTAGAGACTGTAGGAGTTTCACTTCCGATCTGGTGTGACAAGGACTGGACTTCAGAGCCAGGAATGGAGGTATTCTGTAAGTATGTGTTAAAGAACACGAAGAAAGAGATCCCCATCAGGACGACGCCGCATGGGTACGAGATTACTATCCCGGCCAAGGAGATGAAGCCTCCCAAACATGAGATCAGTAATGCAGATTTTTGGAGGATGTCTGAAGAGGAGCTTGATGCCCACTACCGGGAGCGAGGGCCGCAAGCGTCCTCAAAGAATCTGTTAGACCACAAAGATGGCGGCTCGTTGTCACTCTGTTATAGAGAACACAACAAGATCAAGTACAATGGTACGATGTTGAACGTCGTACACTTCGTCAACTTGGAGGATATGGACAGGCTATTGACTAGCCTGGAAGATCCGACTACGTCTGCTCAGGTGGACAATCTCTTAGGCTCATAGCGATACGCATCGTGACTGAGTCACCGGCACTTACCGTTACAGGCACGCTAAACTTAGCTGTAGAAATCAATGCCCCAGAGTTATCTACCTTGTCTGTAACGAACAAGTTCTGTACCGGCCCCCACTGTCCTCCGGTGGCCTGGAAAGCCACGATGACGCTCACTGCTCTATAATGACCATCTTCTGACAGTACGACGGTGAAATCGCCGGCAGAGCTAACAGCCTGCCGGCTATAACCGTTTGTACCCGGCTCACTGATGAGTGAATCCATACCGTCGATGTCTCTGAGCGTCTCACGGTTGTCGAGGCCCAGGTAGTAATGGCTTGGGATGACAGAGCTTACCTGTCCGCCGGCAAATGCGGCTCGCAGGATGAATGATTCACCATCTCTATGAAGTATGTTGAGAATGTTCTTCTCTTGCCAGATGATCTTGCCATCACGAATTTGTTGTATCTCCAGCACCTTCATGATGCCGTGCCAATTTTTGTGTTGCTTGTCCATAAACTAATATAGTACCCCCTACATATATCTATGACTTTCAAAGAGTGGATTTACATGGAGATTGGCGGCAATGGACCGATGGGGGAGCCGCCAAAACAGATGATCCCTATTACTGCTGTTCCTGGGATTTACAGCAAAGATGAGGAGCCGCCTAAGCCTGCGCCTACGCCAACCAAAGGATATGAGTGGACTAAGAGATACATGAAGAAGTGTAAGAAGAAATGACAAACGGGGGCTTTCGGCCCCCGTTTGCTTTGACGATCAGTAGTCGTCTTCGTCCTCGTCGTCGTCGTCGTCCAGATCGTCCAGATCGTCGTCTTCGTCGTCGTCGTCCAGATCATCGAAATCATCGAAATCGTCGTCCAGATCGTCGTCATCCAGATCGTCATCCAGATCGTCGTCGAAGTCGTCGTCGTCGTCGTCCCAATCGTCATCCAGATCGTCGTCGTCGTCGTCCAGATCGTCCAGATCGTCGTCGTCATCTTCGTCGTCGTCATCGTAGGCCGGCGAGGTGGCCTTGTTCAGCAGTTCGTCTTCGTCATTGAACGGCATGGGTGCATCTCCTTCTTCCAGAAACTCGTACACTTCTTGCAACCAGATCGGCAGCACGTCATCCCTTGAGAACTTCGTCACCATGACTTCACTCCTTATTCGAATGGGTACTGCTTCGTCCTTAACGCCTACTTACATACCAGAATCATTTTGGCCTGTCCAGTGCTTTATTTGCGAACTTGATACCTGATAAAGCACCCTACTTTTACGGTCGGACGATTGACTACAGCCGGGTCTGGTTTACGGCCACAACCACAACCGTTGTGGTTCTGAGGCTTGTATGGCCTGTAATACTCAATCTGCGTGGGGTTGGTTGCATTGTTTGCGACACTGATACTTCCGCACCCACAGGCGAAATGAGATCTTACCAACTTTCCATCACAAATTTCAAATGGCGTATCGTCTCTTTTGCCCACCTTGTCCGTCTCATGTAGATACTTCAACATGTGGTGCGCCGCCTCGACGGAGTCCTGCGTGTGGCTCGATACATCCACTTGCAGCTTCATCAGAGGATTGTGAGACAAAGATGATACACCAAGACGCTCCATGTGGTTAGACACATGAAGTCTGGTTAGTGGCCGCACCTCTGGCTTGGTGTTTAGGTTCAAGCCGACATGCATGATCGTAACTGGCGTGATGAGATTTCTATTTACAAAGATATCCCACATCCTATCATGATACAGCTTATCTGTGCTGAAATCGCACCACAACATAGTTTTGACGATACTTTCAAAGAAGTTCGGCTGTGCTGGGGCATGTTGTATTGTTTTGAACAAGAAACGTGAGATAGTGTCACGAGCGTTCTTTACAGCCTGCACTGGCTCTACCTTCTTAGCTAGGTTGTCACCATAGATCATAACGAATACATCGTAGATAGCACCACTGATGATTCTTGAGAAGTTATGTGGTTCGGCACAGATAGCATCATCTCGACCTTCATTAGGAAGGGTTGAAGGATCTATGTACTTGAAATCGTTCCATAGGTTCCTGAGCCAATTGGGGTTCCTGCCGCCAGCAACTCCTTCTGCGGTCCATACAGCCCTGCCAAATTCTTCTGCTATACGGCTGGCAAGGTTATTGCTACCCATATGTCCGCCAGTCTCGTTTAGGATATGGTGGATGATCTCATCGTTTTGGAGCGTCGTGAGGAAGGCGTTCAAATCGCCGAATGCCTCGTGGAAGGCCCAGCCCTCTATGTAGGCTAGGTTCCATAGGTCTGGCCTATAGGCATCAAGGATGGCATGGCCTAGTTCGTGCGCAACGATATCAGCAGAGCTAGCAGTGTAGATGTCTCTACCAGTGCCGCCTGGGTCTTTCTCGTAGAAGAACGAGAGCGTTCTTCGGTCGTAGTAGGCATTGAGGCTACGGCCCGCTCGTGGATAGACATTTAGGCTCCTGGCTGTTGACCAGCGAGCAATCTTCTTCTCGGCATGACGGTTTACGTTATCCAGAGAATTAGTGATAGTGACCATCACATTCGCAGCCTGTCCTTGTATGCTTTCCGGTTCACTACCTCCACCCTGATATCCTACTACTGTGAATGCAGGGTTAGATGGCGGTGGCGGCACAGCAACTTGCTTGACTAGGTGCGGCGTACTTGGGTCATTCATTAAATATGTAATTGGGCTTGTGTTGACCTTGACGGGCGAAGCATTTGTAGGTTGTTTGTCTTTGGCCGGTCGAAGGACAATTTTGATTCCTTGTCTCCCAACTAATTCTTTGTTGATAGAAAGCATATATCCTCCCCTCCTATATATGATTATTTATGGGAGGTTGTATTATGCATCCGAAGGAAAGAGCGATTAAAGAGAAGAGATTGTACCAAGCAACCCGTAACAACTACATGGGCGCTGCTGGTAAGATCGGTCAGATCGCCAAGTGGCTGGGGACTCCGATCATTCGCCAGGGTAGCGGCATGATGGATGCTACCTATCTGGAAGATCCGTATAAGACGCCAAGCGAGGATATACCTGTGGCTGAGGACGAGCATCATTGTATGGAGGGCTGGCTATTTGATGGGTTAGGACGTGGTTTACATCTAGAGATCAAGTACACACATTCGGACAAGAAGCTAACAGTGGATTACAAGGGCTACCGTGTGTATACGGAGGTGGCAGGGGATCTGGACTCGTATGCTCCTTTCCCTGAATGGGAGAGCGTGATTGAGATGTTGTACAAGAGGGCAAAGGAGAGGCAGAAAAAGGTGGAGGTACTGATGAAGGCGGAAGAGGATATTTCGATGATGGGAAAAGCGAAAAACTTCCTGCAAATGTTGCGTTTTAAGTGGGGAATTTGATACAATAGAACTACATTACCAAATCAAGCAATTGTGCTTGAGTAACAAGAGAAAGGTTTAGTCATGGCTAAGGGCAATAACGCTCAAGGTAAGGATAAGAAGAAGGAGAAGGCTAAGAAGGCCACTCCGACGAAGAAGGATGCTCCGAAGAAGGCTCCACCGAAGAAGAAGGGCTAACCAAGTCCTTCAAGTGTTCAAATGTGCTATAGGTATCGCCCTCACCTAGAAGTTGCATCTCCAACATATTGCTGTAAGATTGTGTGACACGGAGGTAGTGCTTGGCTTTAATAGCTGGCACTACCTCTTCTTTTCCATACGGGAAGTTGATTAGCGTGTATTTCCACATGTCATATAATAGAAAGAAGCCGGGTTTTTGGCCCGGCTTCTGGAATTGTATCGTGGTGCCTGTTACATACCAAGCATGATGTACCCGAAGAATGCTAGTTGTACTACGATGATCACTGACATTACTATCATGGCGATCACGTCGCTCTTTTTCTTCTGCTCTACGTTTTGTTCAACGACAGTTTGAGCCTTGAGTGCAGTTGGCTGCGGCGCTGCTTGGGCAGGTGCAGAGAAACTGAACAGAGGCGCTCTTTTCGTCTCAGCTTGTTTTTCCATCAATGCAGAAATGCCTGCGACCACTGCGTCAGCAACAACAGGGCCAAGCTCTTTCTTAGAAACGTAACCGAGAGAGTGAAGTTCTGCATTGTCGGCGGTGGCAATGTGTTCACGAACTTGTAGCTTGACGTGCGGGTCAACAGCGTTGAGCTTCACGTCCACTATTTCGCCGTCTTTGATGGTTTCCACCTTTTGTTCGGCGAGGATCTCTTTACGTTTCTCAGTAATCCTTTTCTCTAGCTTGAGAGGACGCTTCTCCTCGACAAACACCTCGATTACTTTTTCGCCAGCTTCGTTGTGGCTAATGTGGCGTTCAGCAATTCTTCCATCTTCGAGAGTAAATCTCTCAACTTTCTTAGAAGTATCCACATCCCCCTCCTATGGGTTAGATTGAGAACCTAACTTATATAGTGAGGAGGATGTAAAATTCAACAACGAGAGCATCGGTAATAAGCGGCGTCAAGCGCCATTCCTAATAAAGTCGATAATCTCGTTCCGAACCAAAGTGGTTTCAGATGGGTCTTTCGTAGCCGCTGCTTTGCTCTTGCGGAGCCGGCTGTAGTCGCCGTACTTGGCAATACGGTCCTTCCGATAGCTCTTGACTGGAGCCTCGCTGATCGCTCTCAGCTTGCTTCCTTCCCTCATCTCGTAACCGATGATGAGGGAAGGAAGATCCTCGATGATCAGAACGGTGCGGCGCACCGGATGTGTGTGGCTCTTGCCCTGGTAATAGAATCGTGCCACCGGGGCCGACTTGATGATGTCGTAGTTCTTGGTTTCATGCGACGTAGATGCTGTCATGTCTCACTCCTTGAAGTTGTTGGTATAGTTCCTTTGTGTAGGCCACGTCTCCCAACCTTTTATTAGAAAACCTGTCATCTGTCAAGGGGACAGAATACAACAAGTATTCCTCAATGAACGCCGGCAACCTGTCCGGGCGACCCGCTCCTTCAGGCAATTCAACCTCAGCCATGACGAAATACATGTGATCATGCTGGTCGAAGAAGAAGTCAACTTCCCACTTCAAAGGCTTGTGGTTGTAGTGGTTCCCTACATCATCGAGAATGATGTAACGCTTCTTCCGCAACTTACCGATGCAGCGACCCCACAACTCCTCACCATCCCTGGTGTCGATCTTCTGTTCCAGTTCTATGGTTCTGGTATCCACTTTATGTTTGAAAGTGAAGAACCAGTTCGTCTTCTTGTGGTGGTCGTCGCAACTTTTCTTGGTCGTGACTTTCCGAATGCGAGCCGTCGTCCCTTTGCTGTAGACGATGTATCCCTGCTCAATGTTTTCCAATCGATGATGCATGACGGAAGCTGTGTGCAACGCTTCCTTGGAGTTACATAGGACGTACTTATACTCGTGTTCGGTAGGCATCAGACACCCCTTAGCAGTTGGCGAACATGGTCAACGGTGTTCCGAGAGTCATCGATCTGATTCTCATAGAACACATGCATGGTCGAGCCGTCTGGCCCTCCTAAGACTTCACATTGTTGCATACGTAGGTCATACATTGCAACCCTGTCTTCTTCCATCTTCAACACTTGTTCCAGTTGCTCTTTTGGATTCCAAAGATGCTCTGGGAACTTCTCTGCTCGAAATGTCGGCTCGCCCCCCAGGCCAATCAGCTTGTCGGCTTCCTGATCGTGACTGGGAAAC